GCGCAAAGCCAAGGCCTAGGCAGGCGAGATAGCCTACTGCCGCATAGTGTCCAAGAACAGCCGTAACAAGAATCATAGGGGCCATACAAGATAGGCCAGATTCCGCCATCCCGATAAAATCGTGGGCAATCGTACCGATCGGGAATCCAAGTACTTCTGGCAGCCATCTTTTCCAGCTAGATTCTGGTTTGCCAAAGGCCGGAAGGCCCATACCTTGGAAGGGACCCCACCCCCCTATGCAGATTCCCACAAAGAGCGCCACCAAGAGGGCGAGAGCATAGGGCCACCACAAGGCGGTGAGGAAGATCAAGGCCAGCAATGCCCTCAGGAGCCTGGCGGGATCAGTGCCTAGATCTATCCCTGTGATGGTGGTGGCAGCCCCTCCCCCCAGCCTCCACAGCAGACCGCCTGTAAGGGCAAGGAGGGCCATGGAGAGCATCAGCTTCCGAGCCTCCCCAATACGCCCTTGGAGGCATTATAGAAGCTCAGCAGCCCACCATACCCGGCTGAGAATTCTGCTGCATTGAAGTCATGGCCGGGACAGATGACGGAGAAAGTCTTAAGGCCAATAATCGCTACTACGCCAGCCAGAAACGCTATAGCGGCCTCATCGGGATTCCCATCCCGACCTGCAATAAGTCCAGACCAAAAGCCCAGCCGAGGGGCTGGACTCTGGGTGGGATTCGGATTTAGAAGTGAGCCTTCAGCCATGCTTCGATCTTTGCGCCAAATCCCTCAACTTCCGTGCCGATTCTGAGGATCTCGGCCTTGGCTTTAGAGAGGTCGATCTTTGCAGCAGACTCCAGTTCAACCAGCTCCGCAACAATCTTTGCTTTGATGCTTGCAATGAGGTTGATCTGGGTTTCGGCGGGGGTCGATGTGGAGGTGGAGGGGGCAGTCTCAGACATAGTTGGTTCCTTAATAGAGTCTTATATTTCTTTTTAGTCCCCACCAATAGATATCCAAATAGGCAATCACTCCAACAGCGCTCCGATACCGCGCAGAGATAGCAGCCAGACAAACACGGTGACCAATATTGTGCTGGCCCCAGATGTCCCGACTACGGTTCCGGTTGTGGCGTTCATGCTATCTTTTCTACATGACTGGGTTGTAATTGAGCAAGGGGCATCAGTAACTAACCGACACATCATACGTGGACGCGGTAGGTGTTCCCGCTGCAATGGCACACACGCGCACGGTCACCGTATTGGCCGAACTGATAAATGCACCCCACGTAAAGCCCGCGCCAGGGTCGGTGTTCGGCGTGGCCTTGACTGTCAGGCCCGAGGAAGCCGAGGCGCCGTTGACCGTAACCGCGCCGCTGGTGCAAGCGCCCGCCGACAGTGACGAACCGCCGATGCTGGCGGAAACGGCGGTGAGGGGGGTGATAGAGGTGACGTATGTATAAAGCGCATTGCTGGCTGTTGCGAAACCAGATGCAAGGCTGGCCGTCTGCCCTGGCTGTAGCGTTAAGCTGCTAGAGGTTGAACCGTTCGGAAACTCGAAGCTACCGGTTGAGGTGGTTACTGTAGAGGCTGCGATTTGATCTGCTAAAGTTAAGATACTCCCTTTGCCGGTAGTGATAGTCATCGTGGCCCCATTGAGCGTATAGGTGCCACCTAACGTCTGAGCATATGGTAGGTTTACTGTACCACTCAATAGGCCGCCTGCAACGTAGGCGGAGAATCCAGGCCCACCGGCACCACCTCCCGTCCCCCACAGCTTTTTGAAAAGCCATGTGGTTCCGTTTTGCATCACAGCCTCGTAGGTATCGCCGGAGTAGATGTTGAAGCTCGCCGCGATCCCAAGGCCATCAACCTGCGTCGTGCCTCCCGTCGAAATTGTTGTCGTGGTGCCAGATTGAGCAGATAAGATGATCGGCGGAAACGTCAGCGGCATACTCGCAGGATTTGGCAGCGTCACAGTGCCGCCGCCAACCGAGACCAGCGCCCCGGTACGGATTTGGTCAGGAGAGAGAGCCGCACCTGCACTTGTCAGTGTGATGAAGTTCGGGAAGGCATAGGTCGAGCCGTATCTTGTTACCGCGCCGCTATATGAGCCAAAAACCCGCCCCTGCGCCCATGCCTGGAAAATGCGCTGCCCAAGTGTCTGCTGGCTGTAGCCGTCGTAGTGTTCCTGCGGGTTCTGGGTGCTTTCGACCAACCCTGAGCCAGAGACAAAAGTGATGAACGGATATGCGCCCGCACTGCCTTCGACACCGGAACTGCCTTGGCCGTTTTGCAATGTGCGCAGGAAATCATTGCGAGCTTGTTCGGGGTTATCAGCAAACGGAGCAAGCTCAACGACCTGCATTCGCGTTTGTGTAGACCAGCCTGGCAGCGCCTGATATTGAGCAATCAGACGAGTGAAAGCTCCTTGATACAAAGAAAACGAATTATAATTACTTCCCGCTGAGGCTGTGCTGTCAAACTCTCCTTGATCCCAAATCACATCATTAATCGGACAGCCTGGATAGGTATTCTCCACCAGCGTCATGGAGGCGGTCAGCGGCGTCCACATGTCGATCGGCGTCATATCAACCCAATCCGAAATCGACTGATTGCCGTACCAATTTGGCACGACGAGAATTGGACGGCTCGCCGGGATCATACCGCTGTTACGGAGGTATGTCGCAAACGAGAGAGCCTGGTTGACATAGACGAGATTTGGCGTCGAAGTTGACCCGCCGTTGGCGCTGGTCGTTTGGTTCCACGGATATGTGCCGTACGCTGCGGTGATAATTGAGGTAGGTGTGCTGTTGATGTTGGCGTTTGTTGTGAGGATATTCGTGCCCAAAGTATGGGTGTATGAGCCGCCAGAATAGTCAAACCCTTCGGCATTGCTCTGACCGGAATTGATAATGATAAACGGGCAGCTGGTCGGCGCACCCACATCCTGCATCGCTGGAAGATATGGCGTCGGCGGGTAGCCCGCATATGACGGCGCAGAAAAGCCTATCGCCGCGATAGAAGCAGCAGCCAGGGTGCGGAGGAATTTCCTAATCATCATGTTCCTCAATTGCTGTTGGCGTAAAACTGGGAGCCAGAAGCGCCGTTGATCGTAAATGTTCCAACGAACCACGGCATGTTTATAACAGCAGACCAATCACCGCCTTGGCGGTCTGCACCAGCGCCGGGATCGAGCAAGATAGGTGCAGTTGCGCCTTGAAGCCAAATCTGAATAGTGGCAGCGCTCTGGTTCATCACATAAAGAGCGCCGGGATGAGAGACTGTGCCGCTAGCCAGAACGGTCAATGGCGCGGGTGGATTTTCACTGTGATCTGTGCCCAAACCGGCCCCCTGTGGCGTGTAGGAAAATGAACCCAATAAGGTTAGATTGTTGAAGGTTGGACTTGGATAATTTGCCATTCTGATTTCCTTGCGGTGCGATTGAAGGCGTGCCGCCTATTTAATGCCCAATACAAGGCCCGATTTGGATTATGTCACTCGCGCTAGGGGAGGTTGCTGCGCCAGATGTACGAAGATAGGTTTTTAGCGTGATGCTTGTAGAAGATTGCCCACTCTGCACCACAGAGATCGTATTTGTAGTTTGGTCATAGGCCGAGCAGTCCCAACCATTAGCCGCAGCGGGCATCGTAAATGTGGCCGTCGATCCGGGGGATGACCCAACCGTATCGGCAAAGGCGGCTGTTCCATTTGCCTGGGAAATGGCGTCTCCGGTTCCAAATCCGCTTGAGATGGTCGGCGCGGTAGCACTCATAGTTTTTACGCCGTTGAGGGAGAACGCAGAGGTCACGTTGCTGGTAGCAAACTGCGCCGCCCCGCACTCCGTAGGAGCCACCAGCCATGGCGTAGAGCCATCCGTATATGTCAGCGTCGCGCAGCTATTTCCGCTGCCCTGTGGGATGTTGACGGAGCCATTGCCATTGCAGGCGTCGGAGCCATTGCTGATGCAGACGCTCTCGGTATAGTTTCCGGTCGTGTTGTTGATGAGCAGGAAGATGCCAGAATAGCCCAGCACTGCGCCGTTGGAGGCGATGACCTGCAAGTTAGAGGTAAGCGTGCCGCTCACGTTGTAGATGATCGGGGCTTCGATAGCCGCCATTGCGGTAACGTCGAGGCCGCTCGTATTCCCTGTGCCACCGTTCAGGATTTGGACCGACGTGATCGCGGTGCCAGAAACGCCCGTGACCCTGATGTAGTTGTCATAGTTGCCGCGCGGGATGTACAGCACGTCCCCGACTTTATAGCCGGAGCCGCCCGCGAATATGGAATCGATGGACGTAATAACGCCGCCCGTCGCGGTGAAGCTGAACGCCGCCCCCGTGCCGATCGAGGCAAAGCTCATCGTCCCGCCCGTCACACCCGAGAGATAGACGGTGGATCGCGTGACGGCGAACAGGGACTGCACAAAAGCGTCTGTGGCGAGGCGAGTGGTGTTATCCACTGGCGGCTGCGTCACGGCATTGCTGGCACTGCCTGTGATATTGGTTGTGCCATTGAGGGTGATGTTGTTGCCGGTGCCGCCGTTGGCTGCAATCCCCGGCCTGTAAATAGAGACCGCTGGTTGATTGACAACACCCTGCGCCAGGGCAGGGCCGCAGAGCAGCACCGCAAGCAGTAGACTAAGAAGTTTTTTCATATTAACCTCCCTGAACAGTCAGGTGCGAAGTGCCGCTATCGCTTATTCCGGTGATGGCTGCGGTTGGAGGGGCTATGGTAACACAGCCTCCGGCGGAGGGCACATAGAAGCCCGTATTCACTACAGCGGCGCCTCCTGAAAGATTGAGCCACACATTTCCTGCGTCCGCCGGTTCGGTGCACAGCGTCAGAGTGTGGGTGTAAGCGGCAGCGCCGAGTACGGAGGTAGAAGCTGTGGTAACAGAAACCGTCGAGCCCGGCGCAGCATAGGCAATAGCCTGCGTTCCGCTACCAGAAATGACAGTCACCGGCATCGGGTTGGTGTTGCTAACTACGGTGCCGCCCAGCACCTGCTGCGAGAACCAGGCTTGCGCCGCGCTCCCCGCATTACCCTGATTTACCGTACTGCCTCCCCCACCAGTCACCGTGACCGGCAGAGGATTGCTGCTACTGCAGGGCACCGCGTAGTTCGAGCCGTTCAGGCTCATACACATCTGCCCCGGAACATACTGCTGGAAGCCGTTCAGCGGGGGAGTCGGGAAGTTGGTAGTCTGCGCCAGGGCGAGGCCTGGCAGCAGGACCAGCAAGAGGGAAAGGAGTCTGAGCTTCATAAAAGCCTCCAAATTTGTAGGGAGATTAGCTCGAATAAAAGGGAAGAGCTACTTCCCTTTCTTCTTGCTCTTCCGTGCCGTTGAGAGCGCGATAGCAACTGCCTGCTTTTGCGGATACCCTTCGTGTGAGAGCTTGGAAATATTCCCGCTCACGGCCTTTTTCGACTTACCCTTTTTCAATGGCATTTTTCTTCTCCTTAATAGCCAGAGCATTTAACTAAGAGCTTATCGCCCGCAACCCATGGCGTTGCCACTGCCGCATCGTTGTACTGCGTAAGCGTGACAGTAGTTGTAGTGGTGGTGGTCTCTTTTGTAAGAAAGACGCTGGCGCTTTGTGTAGTTATATCAGTTGCATCACAGGCCCAACCATCTGCAGCTGCCGGCAAAGTCAAAACGCCGCTAGAACCCGGGCTTGTCCCGACGGTAACGGCGAAAGCCGCTGTTCCATTATTTGCCGCGATCGAAGGGCTGGTGCCAAAACCGGAAGCGATCGTTGGAGCAGTAGAAGCGAAAAGCGTATGTGCAACCGAGAAGGTTGTTCCAGTGAAAACCGTGTTGCTGGCAAGTACAATCGGTCCCGCACTGGTCTGAATAACCAAACCGCCAGTATCGCCGCTGCCGCTTTCAAGAAAAGCTGTGGGGGTTGTGCCGTCGAGATTGATTAACTCGGCAAAGTCCGCGCCCCCGGTCAAAGCTAAAACAACCGCTGCAGTGCCAGGAGCAGAAGATACATTTTCATCTGTTAGAAAGGTTGTGGTACCGCTGTTTATTACTGTTCCGAATGTGGCACCTGTCGCAGCATTAAAACTTCCGGTGAATACCGGATTGGCCAGTGGCGCATATCCCGTAAAGCAACCAAAACCTGTGCCGGAAGTCCAGGATAACGCATCTCCTGCAGCGCTGCACGAAGGCACAGACTGGCCGCTTGGAGTGGTTGCCGTAAGAGAGCCTAGCAGCTGATTAGCACTCAAAGAAGGCAACGCCGTGTACGGGAGAGCCGTTCCGTTGGTTAGGTTAATAGATGCCGGAGTATTAAGTACGGAGCCGGTTGGAATTGTAACCGTGCCAGTAAATGTGGGAGATGCAGTTGAAGCAGCTCCAATGTTTGTCCGGGCACTAGCCTGCGCGGTAGAACCGTTGGCTGCTATCTCGGCCAAAGCGTTTTGCGCCTGCAAGGGTCCCTGGACAGTTGCTGCTTGAGCGCAAGCACCAAAGAGAAAGGTTAGAAGGTATAAAAATTTACGCATTTATTTCACCATCCAAAGGTTGGAGCCGAGATAGCAGAAATCGTTTACCTGATTTTCTAGCATTCCCGCGGGGGAGTTTGTGGTAAGGGAAAAGATTGTGTGCCCGGCAGGAGGGTAAACGCTGAGTATGTTACCGCCGGAGGCTGCATGGAAGACGCGAATTGCTGTTCCGGTGGGAGTAGTTTGAAGAATTACACCTGTGCCACTCGCGTTGGTTGTTACCACGTTCCACGTAGAGGTCAGTGTAGTGGCAGTGCCTTGAGTAGTCCCTGCGGCTGTAACTGCGGGACTAAGCGAATTGGTAATGTTTAACTGCCCTGCCAGATTACCAGCCTGGTCTACAGAAAGAACGGTTGTTCCATTCAGTTTCAGATTAAGCAGGTCGCCCACGTAGCCGGAAGGAGCATTGAAATAGACTGGCCCTCCCACAGAAAGAACGACCATGGAAGTGCCTTGGCAGGCCATGAGTGCCAGAACACCAGCGCGGAGCGCGTAGGGCTGCAGCGTAGTGCCATCGTACTCCAGGACAGGAACTGAAGGGTAGCCATTTACCTCAATGGTAGCCGCTCCAGTATTGGCAAAGGCGGGAACTACCTGAAATAGGTAGCCCGTCAGATTAGCCAGACTTACGACTGAAGAGGGCACCGGGACAGTTATATTCAGTGTATTAACTGAGCCAGTATCTGTGCCATAAAGAACGGGAGGATTCACCGCGGCAAAATTGGCATCCAGATAACTAGCTGGAACCAGCCCTCCAGGCAATGTAGCGAAGATGTAGGGAACCTGGGCCATCTGCTTTCCTTATGCGTAAGAGGTTGCAGGCTTGAACTGGATATAAAGGCCCACAAAAGTCAAATCTGCATTATACGTGTTCATGGTGAAGCCGACAAGCAAGTCATTTGCCTGTACATTGGCCCCAGAAATTCGCGGAGATGTGGACTCAAAGTACAGATTAGCTGGTGTGTTATCTTGGAACTGCTCAACCTGCCCCTGCACATTTACAAAATTAAAACCCTCTCCGAGGAAGGAAGCGGAGGACACGTCCAAGGAGCCTGACGTGTCGATCTGCATAGTTACCACGTCTGCGGTAGAAGAGGAAAAGGGCTGTAGGAAAGCGTAAGTACGGAAGACCTGCTTGTAGACAAAAATATTGCCCCCGTCGAAAAGTTTCGACTGAAGCTGCTTGGGTAGTGTGTTATCAGGAGTATTAAAATAATCCATAATGTAAGTGCCATCAGTACCAAGGATAGAAAGCGCACTGTCCAGTTCCTTTGTGCAGATGAAGCGTGTGTTGATGGTGGAGCCAAGGAGGGGGCTCGAGGCCACGCTGCCGCCGATTGCGTTGAGCAGAAGCTGATTGTAGGTTTGAGTGGCGGAAAACCATTTCCCGGCGTTCCAGCCCACCAGCAAGCGCACCGGATTACCCAGATAGTCATAGGTATCAAAGAGGAAGACGTAGCTGCGGATGCCAAAAATGGTGGCAATGGCTGCTGAATACTGCACTGCCTCTGGATTATTCTTATACGGATTGCTGGCAAAGAACCCGTTAATCGGAGTAGAGATCTTCTGTGCCGCACCACCCAGCAGCGTATAAACCCCATCAGGGTTTACAAAGATGATAGAGTAGCCGTACTGCTGAACAGTGTCACGCCAGACGGTGCCGACCTGCGGGTCCACGTTATACACCTGAAAGGTGGTTGTGGTGGTGGTTATTCCGCCCGAGGTGGTTGAACTCTGGTTGACGTTCGAGACAACGTAGATTGAGCTATCGCCGAAGATATAGAGGAAGCCGTTGGCCTGCTTGAGGGCCGAAATTTTCCGTTTCAAGTACTGTTCTTGGACAGAGAAGGCACCAGCGCCGTTGGGGATGGAGAAGTCCCACGGATTAATGGCGGAAGAAAATTGTACGGTGGTCTTGCCGCCAACCCAGGCACGACCCTGGTAGATCTCAACCGTGGTGCCCGCAACGCCAAAGGGCATTAAATTGGCTGTGGCTGTGGCTCCTACGCCGCCCACAGTTACTGAGCTGTTGGTGGTCCAACCAGCGCCGCCGGAAGCCACAGTAATGCTGGCAATGCCGGTGGGTTGCATGTAGGTGATGGTGGATGCGCCGAAGCCGGGAGTGGTGAATTGTGTGCCCGCTACTACAGCGGTAGGTTTGGTATAGCCTGTGCCTGGAGTATTGACGGTAAAGGAGGCAATCGGGAAGACGGGAACGCAAACGACAACGAGCCCGGCGCCGGGGCTGGGACTGGCGCTCAAAGAAGGAGCGCTAGTATAGCCGGAGCCACCAGCGGTGACTACGACCGTCTCGGCGTAGCCCTGCCCATTTACCTGCACATAAGCGGCAGCTCCAGAACCACCGCCACCAGTAATGGTCAGCGGAATATGGACGTTCGGCGTAAAACCGATGCCCTCATTGACGATATAGAAGAAGCTGGACTGCAAGCTGACGGAGGCCAAGTTGGCTGTGACACTTGCACCGGAGCCGGTGGGATCGCTAATTGTGACCGCGGGAGGTGTTAAGTAGCTTCCTGCATAGCCAGCCACCAGGTTAACAGAGCTAAGCCCGCCCCCGCTTTCAGCTGCAGTGGCTAGAGCCCCGCCCTGCTCCACCAAGATCGCCAGCGGCACACTCGTATAGCCGCTTCCGGCGCTTGTCAGCGTGATTGAGGCCACCGAAGTGTCAATATCGGCGTAGGCGATAGCACCTGAACCGCCGCCTCCACTGAAAGTCACTGTGGGCTGGGAAGTGTAGCCGGAGCCATTAGCCGTGATAACGGCCGCTTTTACAGCGCCGCCCTGAATAATGGCAACCGCGGTTGCGCCCGATCCTCCACCGCCGCTAATAGTTACTGTCGGCGGGCTGGTGTAGCCAGAACCCCCCGCATACACATAGATGTGGTTGAGGGGCGCCGGGATAAGGGTTGAAACCGCGGTAGCGTTGCCCTGCAGTACCACTGTCGGAGGGTTGTTGTACTGCCCTCCACCATTTAGAACGTCGATGTAGCCGACAGGGCCGGGCACCAGATTGGCAAAGCCAAGGGCAGCTACCGAGCCCACGCCGAGTACCGCCGTAGCAGTGGCCTGTACCGGGGTGCTGGAGTTCTGATTTGGGGCTCCAATCACCACCAGGGGCGCGCTGGTGTAGTTAGCGGAGCCAGTTACTGCAATGGAGGAAACCGTGGTACCGCTCAGTGTGGCAGTAGCAGACGTGTAGGTGCCTCCACCGCCGATCAGTGTGACCGTGGGAGCTGTAAGGTAGCCGCTTCCAGCCTGAGTTACAAGGATTGAGCTGATAGGGCAGCCGAAGTTGACCTGCGGGTTGCGAGTCCAGCCACTTCCGGCTCCAGTTACCGTGACGCCGGTGATTACACCGCTGCTGTTGGTGTAAGAAGCGGTGATCTGGCCGCTGGGATTGTCCGTGAAAAAGATAACAGGGGCCGGAAGGGAAGCATCAGAGGCCAGATAGCCCGAGCCCGAATTGATAAAAGTTCCCCCTGTAACGGCGCCTGTGGTCGAATTTGCCGCGGGATATATTGAAGCCCCTTCGCCAGAGCCTCCTGAAATGGTGGCTCCAATGGTCACATTGGTTGCAAGCCCATACCCTGACCCAGAATTGGTCATGGTGACGTTCGGCGCAAGGGAGCCCGGCCCGAAGGCTGTAACTACGAGAGAATTTGGGGAGTTAAGGTCATGTGGAGGGTAGACGAAGGGCTGGATAACACGGAAACTGACACTATCTACCACAAGCAGGTACTTGTTGTTGAAGCAGATGGCCTGGGGACTGCTGTCAATTACAGAAGTAGTAAAGGTGCCTCCTCGATAAGTGGAGGTATTAGCGATGACAAAGGCCTGATTTTGGGTGATATTGTAGAGGTAGAAGTGGTCGGAGTTGCCGCTGGCCGCAAATACCCATTCATCCGGATTGGGGGGAACAGTGGTAGCGCTTGTAGGAGTCTGCTCCGAAACCATCGTGAAGTAGTAGACGTACTCCAGATTACCTGTGGCTTCACTTCCCGTGCTTGCGGTGCCATAGGTATTTGCTCCGGCACCATAGAGCGTGCGCAGATTGCCCTTTCCAATCGGAAAGAGGTTAAGCAACCAGGCACACTCTTGGTCGTCGATTGCGGAGCGCGAATCGTTGTTGTTCAGTCCCTCAAAGCCAAGAAGCCCAACAATGTTGGGCGTCGCACCACGCTCTCCGTTCGCGCCGGGAAAATTCAGGGCCATTTCTATCTCTTTTTAACTGGAGGGTCTTTCCGAGTGCCTGGCTCCTCAGAGGGAAGCGGAATAGCGCACATTAACTCCTCCCATAGGGGTTGTTGATCTGGCCTCGAGAGGCGAATTGCCGCGCCCGAAGCATGAATTTCATGTACTCGCCGAACATCCTATCGGCCTGCTTAATCCTCGCGAGGTTCTCATTCAGCCCCGCAGGACTCACCTGCATGGTATTTAGCAGCTGGTAAGCAGCGTAGAAGGGGATTGCGTCCGTCCAGGGGCTTGGAATCGCTTCTACTTCCCCTGAGGCCCCCGATAGATCAATAGGGGCGCAATAGCAGTCCCAGAACATCTGGTACACGTCGTTTGCGATGGGATAGAGGTACATTACGGCGTTTTGGCCGTCGCCAAACTGCGCTCCAACGCATGGAATGTACTGGAAGCCCTGCGTGTAGTTCCGCACTACAGCCTGGTATTTGGAGAAGGAGACCCGCTCTACCACGTACTGGAAGGAGCCCCAGATAAGGGCGATCGACTTTACCTGATACACATAAGAATAGCCCGGAAAGGGTGTGAGATCGACCGCTGAGAAGGGGTAAATCTCCTGCCCTTCAACCGTATAGAGGTCCTGCGGAAGGCAACGAAGTACCTCGCCCTCCATCGCAACCTGCCTGCGGGCCTCATTTATGAAGAGGGCGACGTCGGTGGGATTGAAGAGGCTATAATTAGCATCCCCAACAAGCAAGCGGACCCTTTGAACGTACTCAGTGAAACTAGCCATTGGGGAGCCCCTGAGGATTTGCAAGGCCTGTAGCAGCGCCAGCAATCTGAGCGCCCAGCGCACCGGGCCACTGTCTCGCGTTAGAGGTGGGTGTGACGATCTTCCTGGCTCGATTGACGAACGTGGTGTAAAGCTCGAACATTAACTGGGCGTCTTGTGTGCGCTGGGCGTCTAAGTAGGCCAGGTAAGCAGCGTAGTAGGGTACGGCGTCGGTCCAGGGGTAGGGGATTAGCTCAGGGTCTGCATCCGTATTTAGCGGAATGGGCTGGATCACACTGTCTACTTGCAAAGCAACCGCGACAGAGGGGGTGGGGCATATGTAAAGGCTTGAAGATGCTCCAGAGCCTAATTGCGCCCAGACCGGAACAGCGGGGCTGAAAGCGGTGCCAAGGCACAAATTGGCGAACCATTCCCAGGGCCGCGCCTCATACGTCTGCCCGTTCAGGTAAATTCCGCGCACGACCAGCGCGTATTGCCCGCCGGAGGGCAGGTTACCAATTGAAGAAAGGGTATAGGATTGCTGGCCATTGGCTGTCGCTAGGGAGCAAAGGGCGCGAGTACATTCGCCTTCGAGCGCCACTTGTCCGCGAGCAGAATTCACGTAGTACGTGAGGTCAGGGTATTGGTAGAATTGTCCGGTTGTGTCGTGAAGGAGGCGCTGGACCTGTTGCACGTATGCAGTTAAAGCCACTGCGTCACTCCTTCACGATCTCCCCCACCACAGGGACTCTTAGGAGCCGAAGCTCCAAACTTAGGCGGGCTGAATGACGATGGTGTCGGCTTCCGCCGTCGAGCCATTCATCGTTGCAGTCGCCGTTGCACTACTACCACCGCCGCCGGTGATTGTCAAGGTCGGAGCCGAAGCCTCCGGCAGGCCAGGGTTCTGCAGCAGAACCGCGGTCACGGTGTTGGCCCCGGTCAGAACGCAGGTAGCGGCTGCCGACACAATCGCTGTGCCCTCGTCCGTCTGCGAGGTGACGAAGGTGATGCCCGGGGCGGTCGTGTAACCGGCACCTGCGTTGATCAGGGTGATGGCCGTCACAGCGCCCGAAGTAATGGTGGCGTAGCCGGTGGCCTGCACACCGCCTGCGGGCGGCGCGTCGAAGAGGACCAGCGGCGGCTGCTGATAGCCGGAACCCGCCGTGCCGATGGTGAAGGAGCTGCTTACCGCGCCGCCAACTACCGCAGTCCACAGGGAGCCGCCGACGCTCGAGGTAACGGTCGGGGTGCTGGTATAGCCAGAACCTGCCGCCGTGACCGTGCCGCTGATCGGGCAGGACGCCGTGTTGATGATGCGCCAGTTCACACCATCCGAGTTGATCCAGCGGCCATTGCCCGCCGCAGCGCCTGTCTCGAAGTTCGCCCAGACGCCCGACACAGGGTCGAGGTACTGAATGCTCGAGTAGACGCCCGGATTGATGATGTACTCACCGGCGGGAATGAGAATGGACTGCCCGCTATAGAGCCCAATCTTGTTAGGGCCAGGAGCCGCCCAGGGCTGACCCGGCGTATTGAACTGGTTCGCGCCCACATTGGTCGGAAGACCCTGGCCCGGACCCGCAATATTAAAGAGTGACATTTGCTTTCCTTCCTGTTAGAACGCGCCGCCGGTGATGCCGGTGATCTTCGCGCCCGAGATCGGTTTCGTGGTTATGACCTGATAGCCAACAATCGCCACACCGACCTGCGCGATCTGGAACAGCGGGATGCCGCTGTAGAAGCCGGAGAAGGCGAACGGGGCATCTTCGGACAGGTACATCGAGGTATACTTGCTGTTGATCATGTAAAGGGTGCCTTTCGGGCACCAGTGATCCATGAAGAACGGCACGCCGTTGATGACGAGGTTCGGGAAGGCCGAGCGAACCGCCGTATCCAGGCTGCCGATCGTCGGATTGCTCATCGGGCCGGGGTTGATATACTGCTGCTCAACGCCGATGAAGTCCTGCTGCAGCGTGGCGTAGTCCGAGGGGCTCATAACCACGAAGTCGGGAGCTTCACCACCGGCCACATCCGTCACCTGAATCAGGTAAGCGGCCATCGCCTTCCTGGTCAGCACTGCACCGGCTGCGCCGTAATACTGGCCTTTCCAGAAGCTGTTGCCAGCCGCCGTGCGGCTGATGCCACCGTAGGAGGTGACGTTGGTGCCGTTGTCGAAAGCGTCGAAGAAGCTGCTCGGCATCAGGTTGTTTGCGGTGTTGTTCGTGAACAGCGCCGAACCCATCTGCTGCACCATCACGGCCTTCACGTCGTTCATGCGAACGTCAAGGATGGGGATGACAGCTTCCGTGCTCTGCAAGAGAGCTTCGCCGAGGACCAGAGGGACCGGGACGAGGAAGTAGGAAGTATTGAACTGGAAGTTCTGGAGGCCGGGGATGACGGTCGGGCGGTTGAAGTTGCCCGAGTAGCTGGCCCAGGAGCCCTGGACCATGCTGTTGCCCTGCACCGGGCCGGTGATCTGCGACAGACCGCCCGCGGAGCGCTGCGCATTACGCATCAGCATCATCAGCGTCGGGGTGCTGTAGTAGATCTGCACAGTCACGGTCGGCATGAACGCGCGCCGCGTGACGGAGGTCAGTTCGTTATATATCGCTCCCGAGCCGGGAACCACACCTGAATTCGGGATCGGCACTGCCTATCTCCTGTTAGAGTTGAGTCCTTACTGCCCGCCCCACGCACCAGTAGGACCACCCTGACTGATCGTGCGACGGAACCCCTTACCGGCCTGCAGCTCATTCATTGTCTGCGAGACCATCTTGTTCTTGTACGCCGTGGGGTTGGACATGAGCAGCTCATGGTCCGCATCCCCTTTCTCCGGCGCCGCAAAACCCCAGTCACGGCTCTGGTAGGAAGGACGGCTCGGCTCATCAGCCGGAAGCGTTTTCTCCACGTAGGCCGCAGCCACATCGTAGTCGATGATGCCCTTCTCGGTCATCGTCTCTTCAATCTTCTTGATGCCCTCGGCATCCCAACCCTGCGCCCTCAGCTTCTCTCGCTCGGACTCAATCCCGCGGGCAGTCTTATCCGCCTTATGCAGGTTGCGAAGCTCGCTCACTTCCGCCTTCAGCGCATCGCGCTCAGAAGCCAGCGCCTCGCGCACCTTAGCAATCTCATCCTCGATCGGCTGCGCCGCGTCCAGTTCCGGGATAGGAACCTCCGGCATCGCTTCCTTGATGATCCGCAGAAGCTGCTTATGCGTCTTCGGGTTGGCGTCCAGCTTGGTGACGAGAGCGTCGATGCTCTGCAGTCGCTTCAGCTCTTCGGGGGTAACGGTCATTTGATGCTCCTATCTGTGGTGGAGGGTGAGGCTTAGCGGCCGCCCATGAACTTGCCAGCGGCGGCTTTGCCTCCGGCCTTAACAGGCTTGGCCGGAACCTTCTTCGGGCCGCCAGCGGCGGGTGCAGCAGCGCCCTTCAGGGCTGCAGGCTTCGGCGCCGCCTTCTTCATCGGCGGCATCTTCCCAGCAGGGCCTTTGTGGCCAGTAGCGCGGGCCATTACTTCTTACCGCGGCCAGTGTTGACGTGCTGGATGCCGAAGCGGCCATCCGACTTCACGTTCGGCTGCTGCGCGCGGCGGTTGCCCAGCTGCTCTTCATCGAAGCCGACGCGGACAATGCGAGAATCGTTGTCCGGCAGGTTCGTGCGGGTGTCTTTGAAAATATCGACAGCCATTGGAAAAACTCCTTGGTTGGGGTGCGGGTAGAACCTACGCCCTACAGCAAGGGCGCGTTAAAGGCTAGGTGCCTGAGTCTCCGCCACCTTCAGGCGGAGCGGCTGGGGTGGGAGGTGCGGCAGCGGGCGCTGCACCAGCGGCTTGACCACCACCGGCGGCCAGTGCTCTTTGCATCTGCTGCTGCTTGAGCTGCGCGAGCAGCGGCGCTTCCTGCCGCTGCTGCATCATGAGTTGCATCAAGGCGGTCTGAGCGGTTCCCGCACTACCTTGGTCGTGCGCTACTTTGCTCAGGCCCTGCACCGCCTTGAGAACGGCCAAACCGGCCTCAGAGCCGCTTCCCAGTTCGGGAATTGTACTCTCAAGGATACGGACTGCGAGCGCTACCTTAGCGAGGGCCGCAGACGACGCTCCCTGAGTGGGCGCGGGTCCGCCGACAGTCGCAGGGCCAACTCCCTGCTGAGGATTTAACGCTCCGTCCATATCACTTACTTACGCTTATGAGAGCGCTTACGAGCCATCATAGCCTCCTGTCTATGTCCCACACAGGGAGAGGATTGCCCGGCTCCAGGCCGGACGCTGAAAGAAGCGGCTGCTTCGATAGTTGGACTTTATAGCTGAAGGGCCAGAGGCGCAATGCAACTCAGGTTAGCCCTTGCCGCCGGTCAGCCCGTTGATGTCCTTGCCGGTTTTCTGGGCCTGCAGGGCGGCTTCCCGCTTCTGCGCGTCCTGCAAGAGGGCCGCTTGTATCTGCTGCTTCTCTTGCTCGCGGGCCTTCAGGCGAGCCTGGAGGAGGTCACGCGCTGGGGTGTTGGTCATATCCAGCACAGTTGCCGGGTCGATGGCCCCCGCCTTCAGCAGGAAGGCCGCCTTGTTCAGGTTGTCTTCCTCGAAGACCGGGCTGGTGCTATGGCTGTCCACCACCACCCGCACATCTTCCGGTAGCTGCGCCAGGACGAAGCCCGGAATTTCTTCTTCGCTCGCCGCCGCAGCCAGCTGGGTAGCGTCGGTCTGCGCCAGCAGCTTGAAGAATTTGTAGCCCATGTCCGCGCACTGCCGTTCCACCAGCAGACTCATATCCCTTATCTGCGGTGTCCCCGTCTTTGTCAGGGTCTTTGCCTGGACATTGCTTCGCACCCCCGACTCACCTTCACCGCGAATAGTGGCGGGCTGCCCGCTCACATCGTTCAGGGCTTCGAGTACGAACTGAAGCTCCTCCATGGCGGCGCGAGGAATTTCTGGGGTCAAGTCCTTCGCGTCCATAGTCGGGTCGCCGGAGATGTATCCGGCCTGCCGGAAGTTCTCGTACATCTCATCTGAGATCTGCGTATTGCCTTTGAACATGATCAGGCGGTCGTACTGCATGGACATGAGGCGGGAGAAATCAGCGAACCTTTCTCTCAGCTTGTCTTGCAGCATTATCATGTTGCTAATATAGCTCCGGCCCCAGAAGTAGCCCATCGAGAAGATCGGCTGCACCAGCACATACGGATGCAGCTGCGGAACGAAGAAGTTCCGGCGCTTGAGCCGGGGGGCCAGCACGATACCCGGATTGATATACTGTATGGTCGTGTAGTCCCCCGTGGAGTCATCTACCACCGTCAGCTCATAGAGGATAATCATTTCGTCCGGCAGGGAGGGAGCCAGCTGACTCACGATCGGGTCACTGGCCAGATCAACCAGCCCTCCCGGCTGATTAGTATCCACGCCGCTGGTGTTAACGGGCGCGCCCTGCGTAGCGATGAGTACCTGGTGAAAGTACGTGTCCGCATCTGAGCTGTTCGTTTTCTTCTTGGCGTCCGTCAGGGCCTGCTGATACACCTTGTCAGGGTTGGGGATGCCCGACTGCATAATTCGCCTCCAAAGTTCCTGCTTCGAGATCACGTTGATCTCCAGCATCGCTTCCTGCTCATCCAGCCCGTTAACGTCATCCCGGAACACGCCGAACTGCCAGGGGGGAATCGCGCGCACCTTCCCCTTCCCGTGGACGTGCTGGACCTTCAAGATCATGCTGCCGAGGAGGAGGGCGTCGGGAAGGCAGGTGTTGAAGATGACGTCGGCGTCAGCGCCTTCCACTTTCTTCGTCAGGTACTTGGCGGCGATATCCGCCTGCTGCAGGACCGGGGCCGGTTGTCCCGTATCGAACTCCAGCAGGTAGCGAAGCTCGGCGGGGGAGAAGATAAGCCCGGCGGCCCTGTCTATAAAGCCCGGCAGCTTATTATACGTGGCTACGGAGCCATCGGCGCTACCAAGTGCTCGCCACTGACGCAGCCTTCTAGCCCGCATAGCGCGATCACCGAGGCTGATGCTGCAGGCCTCGATCAGATCCTCGGCGAATTTGATGAGGGCTTTCTGCCCGCCGCCGGTATCGGGGATTCTCATTTGCGCCCTCCAAGGCCACGGGTGATGGCGCTGAGCGCCGGGCGGCCATCCAGATTGGGATTAGAATCTGCGGCGCGGAAGCCGCCACCGCCCGATTGCCACATAGAAGCGCCCGCCGCTTCCATCTGGGCTATCTGTTCCGTCACCGGGTTATGCACCGGCTTCGCAGCCACGTCCCCTTCCCTAAGCCCGTCCTTGAAGTCGGTAATGCCTCGGGCTTCCATGTCCCTTTGCACAAGGTCAACGCTTTGGCTCATGCGTGCCCCGGCGCTTTCACTAGGCCGGAAGTGTGGTGTAGACAGCTCCGGTTCCGGGCTATCACCCATATACGAGTGGCAGATCTCACACTCCTGCGGTGCCGGTTCATCCGAAGTCATGTGGAGGAAGCGGAAGCGCCCGCCGCAATCGGGGCACTGATATGTTCGCATAATGGGCATTAGAAGTCTCCCGCCAGAAGGCCGAATTCAAAGCGTTTTACAAGCCAGAGTAGGGCAGCGTTGGTAAGCCCCAGGCCCGACTCCACGTCCAGGTTCAGGATGGAAAGTGCGCTCTCCGTGTCGTCCCCATCAGGGTGTTCGCGCTCAATGAAAATGACTACGCGGAGGACTTTTTCGGGGCTTATAGCCACCGTATTCTTCAGGCTCCCAGCCATTTCTTCGATAGTTTGAAACTGCATCCGGACAGGGAAAATACTCACGTTGGTATCCACTACGAGGCTCCTAGTTGGTGGGACCGGCGAAGCCGGAAGGACTTATATACTAACGCCGACGCCGAGCGCGCAAGGCCGCTAGGCTTTCTTTCCTCCGTTGGGCGGCTCGCTCGTTAAAGAAGTTCTGCAGGATATTCCTCGTATAGATAGAGGGCATGTCGGCGTCGGAAAACTTAGCGGCCTTCCTGTCAGCGTCCCGCGTCCTTCCCTGTATCTGCAGGTTGGGTCGCTCCTGAATCATCCAGGCGTGCGTGGCAAGGGCCAGCGCCATCGGCAGATCATCGTGGCTATTGCCGTCACCCTCAATACTCAGCCCGCTTTGCACGACGGTCTTCATCTGCTCAATGCAATCCCTGGACCTCACCTTCACCTGGTTCAGGGTCAAGCTATCGCGCAGCTGGTTGAAGATCACATTCTTATTTTCATTGTTCGTCTTCCAGTGGTAGCTGAGGCCGCCACCGGCCACATTATCAATTCTCGAGTACAGGTAGCTCTTCACGTTGTTGAAGGCCTCGGTGAATTTGGTGTCCCCGTTCCTGCCCAGCAATTCGCCGTTCTGCAGCCGCAGTTTCAAGTTCCGCATCTCATTGAAGACAGCCTGGCCGGGGCCATTGATCTCCAGAATAACCCGCGCATTGCGGTAGCTCCCCGCCAAGTGCATAAGCACCCAGGCGAATTGGAAAGTCTCCATCGTTTTCACGGTGAACTCAGCAACCTGATCGGCGCCATCGGCGTAGCACCGGAGCACCTGAATGCAGTAGTAGTCGGCTTGATCGCTGCTGCCGTAGGCAGGATCAGCGCCGATCACGTAGGTGCCGAGGGGGTCTGGCTCTTCCCACACCTTCAGCATGGCCATCTTGGCGAAGTTGGTGGGCTCCACCACCATACTTGTGAACTCCTCTCCGCAGAAGTATCGGTAGCCGTAGTACTTTTGCGTGAGGGCGTATTTCATGCAGTCGTTCAGCCGCTTCGGGCTGAAGAAGCTATTTCCAGAAATGATGAAGGCTTCGTCTTCGTCCCAGGGCAGTTCCTGCTGGAAGATACTGCCCTCATCATCCGGGTCGATCTCGTCGCTCGCATCCAGGGAGGGGTTCTTCTCGTGCCTGTACCAGGCGATCTGCGGAAGGCCGACTTTGAAGCCATAGAGCTTCTCCACCTTCTCCACCTTCTCCTTCTCGTCCTCCGTCAGGGGCGCTTGGCTGTAGGTCAGGTAGAGCTCGCGCTCGGTGGGGTCTTCAGGGTCATAGGCGTAGGCTTCTTTGGCCCACCAGCCGATGAAGGTAGCCCGCTTTACCGGGTCAACCTTAGCCTGTTCCCACATTTTGTAGAACAGATTATAGCCGCGGGCAGTGCTCTCGAAGATAAATAAGCGCGCGGGAAACTTCTGCGCCAGGGCCTTGGTAAGGGACTCGACGCCCTCCTGATCGCCCCAGGAGCTTACTTCCGAGGCGTGGATGAAGCTCAAGCCTTTGGAGCGGCCGAGGCCGCCATTCTTCCGAGTCCCGGCCACCAGATAGCTCAGGCTGGAGCCATTCTGCAGCACTAGGGCTGTGCGGTTGTGCTTGAAGACTGGAATCTGCAGCCGGGCAGGCAGGCTTTCCAACATCCGCTGAATGTCCAGCCTAGCACCGTCTTTGTTGGCCTCTGTGTCGAAGACCAGTGCCCCTTTGATGCCGGGGAAGACCGAGAGCCAGAATATGTCGAAGATGTAGCTGCCGGTAGAGATGCCAAGCTGGCGGGCCTTGAGAATCACATTCCAGTGAACGCCATTGGCTAGGCCGTCGAAGATGCTGTCGAAGAACCGGCGCTGCGCCGTGTAGGCTTTAAACCTGACAGCGCCGCCGGTTTCCTTCGAGTCAATCTCGATGTTCGAGGCGAACTCGTAGAACATCTCCCGCAGCGCGGGCACTTGTTCGCGGGAGAAGATCATTCACCCTGCTCCAGCCACCACAGGACCGCAATTAGGATGCAGAGTACGACTACTTCGGCGGGAATGAAAACCGGGTCCATCTTCAGCCCCCGAAGCCCACGAGCCCTTGGCTCTTATTCCTGTCGAACTTGTCGATAATTCTCTCATCTACGTACTTGTAGAAGCCCGCGGCTGTCTGCGTCGGATCGCTCAGCACTACCTCCACCGGGTCCAAGTCCCGGTAATAGACCAGCCCCAGGCCGTGAACTTCAAACGGCGAGCGCTCGATCTTATCCGCCCATTCCCGCAACTCTCTTGCTATCTCTTCGTTTCGAGTTGTCTTCTGCTCGATCTGCTCGTTCATTCATATAGCTCCTATGGTTGGGGTCGAGTAACTGGCCTCTAGCAGGCGCCAGGGTGGTTGGGAACGCCTCATCCAGCGGGTCTTTCGGCGCTTCGGGAGTGTCGGGGAAGGTGGCGGGAGTCAGGCATTTCACCCTACCGTTCGCTGTCGTCTTTGTCAACTCAGCCTTTGGCAGGGCTTCTGCCTTTAGCTGCTCCTGCAGCAGCGCGCCTAGTTCCCCGGCCCAGCGCAAGATTTCCTCTTCCACCTGCCGGTTCTCTGCGCGCAAGCGCTTCTGCTGCCGCTCCTGCCGCTTCGCCTCTTCCGCTACTTCCGCCCGGTACGCCAGCGCGCACTCCTTCAGGTAAAGCCCTGGCGCCTTCGCTTCCAAGTTCAGCAGCCGCACGTCGTAGAAGTCGAAGTTCACGTAGCCCACTTCTTCGTAGGGCTCGGGCTCCAGCCCGTGAGCCTTCATCACCATTCTATCTAGGTAGTGCCTGGTTGGGCCGTGAGTCCAGCCCATCCGCGCGTGAATTCTCCCCGGCAGCAGCCTCGGCAGCCTTCCCCACCGGGCTATGCCCGCCTCCACCAGCCCCCAATCCCTTTTATCCACCCTGAGCCAGTTTCGGCGTCGCGCCCCCGCGGCCTTCTCCACCTCCACCGCGACGTGCGTCTCATACACCGCGAGCATCTTTCCCTTCGACAGCGCCTGCACGAGCGGCGGGCCGTCCGGCCCCCACCAGTTCCCGGCTCTCGCCGGGTCGTCCATTCGCTTTCGGCCTACGGGGCGGAGGATTTTCATCCCTTCCTTCTACCTCTTTGCTGGCCTCAGGCCAAGCAGAAAGGTAGTGGGTAGAGGTCTTGGACCAAAAATTTTTTAGGGGGACTCTCAAAGGAGGTTCCAGCATTTACCATTCCACAGTCCACCGGGGTAGGCAGCTTTCTCCCTACTAATTCTATAGGACAGGCTGGCCCTATAGGACATATCTAGCCGGTAGGCCAGCTCTGGCACGGTTCTTGCTACGCGCGTGCGCGCTGGTGCTGTTCTTATTACCAGCGACAAAGGGTAGCGCCACTTGAAGACTTGAACCCGCTCCACCTTGCGCGGAGTTGTGGTAACCCGTTACGCTCCGGCCTTCCGGCGGCAGCGGTAGCAGTTGCGGTAGCCAAATACCACAACTGCGTAGTGGGTTAGTGGTCAATGCAGGTGTGGTAGCCCCGTACCACCATTTTTAAAGGTTCATTTTACGTTCACCTTTACGTCTAAAAGGTTCATCCCTTTTGCACCTTTAAAGGTTCATCCTTTCTACACCTTTAAGCCCCGGCTTCAGCCCAAGCCGGGCGCAAGCCCCGCAATTCGCCAAGCGCAAGCCGCCTAGCGGCTTTCAAGCCTTAGCCCGGCCTACCCTACCAGCCCGGATAAAGCCGCACCTAACCCCTTCCTAAGCCATTTTGCACCCCGCGCCACCCGCTACATTTATTTTTCCCAAAACACACTTTTCTTTCAAAAAGTATTTGACACGCAGGGCTGGAAAGACGTAGAACTAAATCACGGCGCGGCTATCGCCGGGCTACCTTTCTTCCCACCATCACAAAGGAACTTCCCATGTCCGCTTCCATCGCAAACCCCTTCACTTCCGGCCTCACTCTCCCGGAAACCATCTCTTTCACCCTAGCCCGCGACGGCAATCCCTACACCCTCCGCCTTGCGGACTTCGATCAGGAAACGCTGCTTGCCGCGCTTACTCACGGATTCAAGCAAAAGATTAACGACAAGCTGAACGTCGCGCCGAAAGATGGCGAAACACCCCGCTCCGTGGCAGATGCTCTGGTTGCTTCGCTTCGCACCAACGGCTGGGCCGCACGTACCGCTTCCACTGGCTCCGCTTCCGTCGATCCGTTTGAAAAATGGCTGGCCGGGGAGCTTGCTATCGTGGCCCGCGCCCGGCTGAAAGCCGCAAAAGCCACCGGCGGGCTGGAGATTGAAGGCATCAAATACTTCAAGGCTGACCGCGAAGCGGTGGACGCCTTCGTGGAAGATGCACGCGAAAACATGCCCGCGCAGCGCTTGGCCCGCTACAAAGCCCTTTACGCCGATCGCATGGCCGCAATGGCGGACATTGACCTGGACTAGGCGCGAAGCGCCACACAAAAGCATTAGGTAGGCTTATGGTACGGGGCAGCAATGCCCCGCGCTATAAACCCACTACCTTTTACCACCACTAGGAGTCCCGCCCATGTCTAACACCACTAAGCCCCGGCCTACCGCCTTCGCCGTTGCGCGTACCGCCTACATCCGCCACCCCTACGCGTGGCATTGGCAACCCGCACCGCGAGTGAACCCGCAAAGGGTGAAGCAAGCGCCGCGCATTAACACGCTTGTACTTGGCTTGGGGCTTATAACCGCCCTAGCGATGGCCGGCGGCATCGCCACCTGCGCCGCCCTTATCTACCGCCTTCTTTCCTACCCGGCCTAGGAGCCCGCCATGAAGACGTATCCACACAATAGAGCGCTAATTCGCGCCTGGGCCGCGCAATCCGCACCTAGCGGCAAATGCGGCAACCTCCGTTTTGAAGGAGCTACTCTTTATTCTTACGCCGTGCCGATAGCGCGGCATACGCCCGAGGGCACACAAATAATCACCAATAAGCACAGTGTCACTACGTCACGGCATTGCACGCTTGCGCGTGTCGCGTGTAGGGAATACTTCACAGTCCCCGCCTTAGCTTAAAGCACTAGCCCGGCCTCTGGCCGGGTTCTTTTTTACCTTCTTTCTCTATTTATCCTAGCGGCTTTTACTTTTTCGGTGGTAGCCGCCTACCACATATTTCTAGCCCTTCCCAAGCCCCTACACGGCCCTATGCAAGCGCCGCTACCCTACTAGCGGGTCACGCGCCAAGCGCCACCACGCCCCACCGCAACCCCGGCTTGCCCCGGCTTTAACCCGGACCCAGCCCCGGCTTCCAGCCCGCACCCCTAGAAGTGTCAGCCCGGCTTCACCGGGTTAATCCTGTATGCAAACCGCCACGCGGCGGCATATGCTACGCCCGGAACTAACAAAGGATCCGACGCCATGCTTCCGCAATTCACCATCACCTTGCAGCGCTGCGGCACACAATGGCTGCGCTTCACATCCGATTCAACGCCTGTTGCTTTAGCAGGCGCATGGCGCGATGGCGTGCCATATCAACCGGATCCAGAAAGCGTTAAGCGGCAACTGCCTAAACGCTATCACAAATCCTTTGAGGCCGGTGTTTGGTGGACCAATAACAACGGCGCGTTATACCGCCACCTCAGGGGCGCTAAAGGTCAGCCCCTTGGCACACTCTTCGCTGAACTTCTGGAGGACAAATAATGTCACTATACGAAATTACTCACGACGACGGCGCAGGCACAGCGCGAAGCGCCTACCGCCAACAGCTCCCCGCCGCGAAGCGCCTCGCGCGCCTCTGGGCTTATGAAAGGCTGCGCGCCTCTGCGTTGCTAGACCGGCCCATTGCAGTTAATACGTTGAACGCGATTGAGGCCTGGGACGGCGCGAGCTTTATGACCGTAGTCGATAAGGGCTCATTCGGACGCATTACCTTAGAGCGCCTCTACGGTGTTTTTAATTCAGGCAGGTAAGGGCTCGTATAAAACTGCCTATGCCGTAACCGGCCTCTTCAGCCGTGCCTTCATGCTATACTCCGCCGTCAATATCGGCAACTGATTCAGGAGCTTTCCAATGCCCGCTAAGACCAACCACATCTCTCAGCCCGTGCTAACGCTGGCCATCCAGCCCCTCGCTTCGCTCGCGGAGCTTGAAACCGTGCTCGCGCAGGGCCGCCTCCAGGCACTCATGGCCAACGGCAACTGGTGGACCCTGAGGCGCAATGGCGCTACGCGCCGCTGGGTCCGGGATAAGGGCCGGTTTGAGATCCCGGCTAAAGCGGGGCTTCGCACGTACCTGACGCTGACGCCCGCAGCCCTTACCAGCCCTTACTTGCGTATTCAACCGGAAGCCTGAGCCCATGAACTACACCTTTGAGCCAGCCACGCAAGTGCTCCTCCTCCCGGAGCTTCAGCCGCTCGCGGCCCTCATGCCTTCGGCCCTGCCCGAGCGTGACTTCCGCCTCTGGCTTCAAGCCCAGCCACGGCAGCTCGCGCTGCTGCCGAAGCAAGTCTGGGCCGGTGAACGCTACGCACGCCTCGGCAATCCCTTCCATTGCGCCCAGTGCCACGAATCCTTTCGCGTGGCAATGATTTACAATCTCTGCTCGCTCGGGCGCAGCCTTGCGCTTCTCGCGCTAACGCAGCCGCTGAAAGATACCGACTGGGCTCTCTTGCCCGAGCTTTTCGGCGTCCTCGACGAAGCTATTGATCTTCTCGAAGAAGACCTCTTCTCAATGGAGATAGGTGTTAACACGCTCCTCAACTTGCATCGCACCTGCACGGGCATTCTCACTTCCTACCAGCCCGCGCTCTGCGAATGGTCCAACTTCGACCTCACGGAGATCCGCGATAGCTGGAAGTACGGCTGGTTTCCCTCTGCCGCCTTCGAGCAGCTACTTCTCCTCCACCAGAACCAGGGGCTTTCGACCGATTCCCTCCCACCTGCGGAGGAGGCGGCGAAGACGCTCGCGCGTGTGAGCCTAACCCGGCTCGGAACTTACCTCACCCACTTCCTGATAAACCCGGAGACGGGCGAGAACTCGGTGTTCACCTTCGGCCTGCTAAATCCCGCTACACGAGAGCGGGAGTTCAAGTGGCAGTGCCTGTGGACCGAGGAGCCAGTGCTGCGGCTGGCGCCGCGAGCGGATGTTTATCCAGTGGCGTAGCCCTTTTCTGTAAACAGTCAACGGGTGGCGCTACTTTGATAATTCAAGTAGCGCCACCTTCTTTCTATCTGGAGCTTTAATATGGAAGAAATCTCAGACTATCGCCTCTACCTCCTTGGCCGCCTCTTGCACGAAAGCCGCATGAAGGAGTGCTACGGCAACTGGCAGATGTACACACGCCCTAAATGGCCTGCGACATTCAAAGAATATCGCGCCCAGCAGCAGGCCGGGCAAAGCTGGATCGACCAGGCAATCGCGCAGGTACGGGCTATCGCGCCGTATGTCAATTTCGCCATGCTAGAGCTAGAGGAGGCGGTTAGATGAAACTCTCCCGCCGCTACCCCGTCCTTCACCTTCTCTTCGAGGCGGCCGAATACAAAGGCCCTGTCCTCTTCCGATACATCCGAGCCTGCTTCCTAACGCCCTTCTACACCACCCAGCTAAACCCCACGCACCGGCGCTTCTACCGCTTCTGCCTCCGCTACCGCGTCAAGAACACACGGCTGATAATGTGGGCTGCCGGTGAAGCCAGCCCGACACCCGAAATCGCTGAAGTCCTTCTGAAGGCCCTTCCTTATCAGGAGAAGTTCTTGGAAGCCGCGGAGGCGGCTGCGAGGGCGGAACTGGAGGATGCGCTTGCGCGCTTGCGCGCCATACGGCTGGAAGGCGAGCAGTGGCTCCGAGGCGAAGTCATCCGCCTTGGAAGGGAAGGCTCCGGCCGCGTAGCGGCTTCGCCCGAGCCAACACCTATTTCGCAAATCGCGGCGAAGCGGCGCCAGAAGAAGGGCGGAGAGGATATCGACATCCCGCAGGCCCTTCTGGCCTTCATGGAGCGCGAAGCGCGGCTCCGGGCGAAAGAAGAGGAAGAAAGTGAGGAAAGTGCGTTCGCGCGAGCAGAGAAGAAATTCGGGCTGACGAAAGGGGTTGATCTATGAAATGCTGTAAGTGCGGAAAAGCTCCCGCAGATCTCTGGGAATACAAAGAGCTAGTAACCTCTCTTGCTTCAATGCCAGAGGATATAGCGCAAGAGTTTCACAAATGTACCCGCAGCACCTTCACCTGTTTGCGCTGCGGGCGCATCCCGCACAGCGAATTAGTTCACTGGTATTGCGCCTGGTTCAAAACCTTTGAACAGGTTAGAAAAGAAGGTATCCGATCTCTCCGTGAGGCGGAAGAGCTTGAAAGCCCGCCAGAAGCCTCTTAGGCGCTCCCGCCCACCGCTTACAGGCGACCACCAGCCGCCAGTCCCCTTCTCCCCAGACGGCCTTTGCCAGGGGCAGGTAGAGCCCCGCCAGCTGCATATCCGCCACCGGCGTGTACGTCAGCTTGCACTCCACTATCAGCTTCCGCTCCGGAAGAACTATGTCCGGGCAGGCGAAGCCCGAGCCATTGGCGTCCTCGAACTCAATCCAGGGATTGTGCAGCCCTCCGGTCTTCTTCCAGACCGCCTTCTCAAACCGGAGCCCGGCTAGGCGCGCGCCCGAGTGCTTCTGCGGTGCAAAAGGGCAATCGGCCAGCTGCGCCCAGCGCAGATCCCTTACCACCCTTACGTTAGAGCCCCGGTCGAGCTGCTGCCCATTCATTTCCAGCAGATGCTCAAGCATCTTTCTTCTCCTCGGGCTTCGCCCGCAGGGCCTCGGTGGCCGGGCACTTGAGCCGGGGATCGGTAGGCGCGGCCTTGAGATGTTCGGCGCGTAGCGCTTTGAGTCTGGTCATAGTGCTTGCATAGCTCAGAGGGCCGGAAAGCGCAAGTAGAATATGTGCGGGTGAGCCTGCGGTGAACCCGTTTTCCGGCAGCCAGCCATTGGATGCCTACCATTGGACAACCACCATTAGGCACTAACCATTATCTTTCTACCATTCCCGCTCATTTGCTGTCGTTTCCGTCAATTTTAGCTACCCCCTAGAGGGTGTACGGGTGGAGCTACTGGGGGGGGGGGGGGTACGGAAAAAATTTGTCTAAAAAAAAAAATTATTATAATAAAATAAGACCCTCCCCCTCCCTCCCCCATTACCGCCGTCACCCCCCGACCAAAAACACCCGAAATGAAGGCAAATAGGGGATAATGGTAGAAGGATAATGGTAGAAGGATAATGGTAGAAGGATAATGGTAGAAGGATAATGGTAGAAGGATAATGGTAGAACAGGGGCAAATCATGCTACAACCTGAAATACTTTCACATTCTGCTTTCAAATGACCGAACCAAACATTATAGATTATAATGGGAATCATCCCCGAACACAAGCTCAGGAGCCACCATATGGCAATGCAGAAAGTTATTTCCAATCAGACCTACATGAAGTGCCTCGCTTTAGCACAAACTGCGATGGAGCGCCCAAACGGTATTTTTATTCAGTGCGGATCAAAAGCTGATGCTGTGCGTTACCGAGCACTCTTTTTCTCCGTTCGAAAGAAAATTGGCTATAATGAGGGCCAGATTCCTTCCATGGCACTCGGTCTTTTCACAGTGGAGTTTAGGATTAAGGAAGAAGAAGACGGCACCGCACAACTGCATATTCGTCGAGCGGGCGCTTCTCTCGAGGACCTCAACATTCTCGACGCTGAAGGTAATCGCATTACCACCTCTGGCGTGAAAGACATTGATATTCAGAAAGAAAAGACCGAATATCTAATTCAGCTTGAGCGTATCAAATATTTCATTAGCACGGCTTGCCCTGGATACGAGCGCGAAGCTACTGCTGGCACCGCCTATGCTACAGCAATGTATTTCTACGAGCAGGGAACGAGAATTTTTGGCTATATAGACCCTCTTTACGAACTCGAGCTTAAATACAACAGCTCTTTCGCCTTAGTAGAGGCGAAAGTCTACGAAATCGGCGAAGCTGTAAATGGCACAGACATAAAAATGGTTCCCAAACAGGCTTGGGCCGATCGGGCGGTTGGGATGCACTCCGCCGCAGCACTTCAAAAGAAGGAGTCTAAGCAAAAAGAACGAGAAGAACAATTTAATTTGGCCGAAATTAACCTGCTTTCTGACGAAGCCTGAAATAAAAGAGAACTTGCAATGATTAATATTGAATCCCCGGACGTAATTCTAAACTTCAAGCGTCCAATTCCTGAAGAACACTATGAACACTACTTAGAGCTTCTCAAAGAAGCGACCAGCTCTCGGGTGGTTCGAAGTTTCACCTCGCACAAAGACCTGAAAGATTTTTGGTTTATGTTACAAGTTGTGTGCGCGCAAGCGCAAACGCGGGAACAGTTCAAACGCACATATACGCATTTGAAGCATGTGCTAAAAGTCGGCACTAAAATTGGGCAAGTGACTCTTACTTTCTACTTCTGACCGATATATCTTTAATCCTGTGGACATGGCCCATTGCCCCTTATATAATGGACCATTCCACACAAGGAGTCCCCCAATGCCCTACCACACTGAGCAAGAACTGAAGCAAAAGGCCGAGGCGCGAAGCGCCGAGCAGACTGCCGAAGTCCTTCAGGCCCTCCAGGCCGTCGAAGCAGCCATCTCCCACCTCAACTCCCTCGTAGACCAGCTCCCCGAGAGCGTGGTGGTCGAAAATAAGCTCGCTCTCCGCTACTTCCTCGGCCGCGCAGGCCAGGACAAGCGCCAGGGCCTCAGCTCCTTCGGCGTGTCTGTCGGCGGGAAGCCTGTGAACGTACCTGCGACTTCGCAGGTGGACCGGGAAGAATACCGCCAGCTGCTTCGCGGCAAGGGCTTCTCGGAGGACGAAGTCCTCAAACGCTTCCCCCTCCTGCCTCACGAGAAGGAGGCGCCGAAGGCGCACAAGACCGACGAGGAGAAATTCAAGGAGGCCTTCTACCGGGCTCAGGCGAAAGCCAGTGGTCTGCCGGTCGAGAAGATCGCGGATCACTGGCGCTTCCGCGAGCTGGCAGACGATGCCTGGAAACTGGCGCAGGAGCCCTTCTAATGTCCGGCCTAACCCTCTTCATCTTCTTCCTCCTTCACCTCTTCGGAGTACACTGCTAATGGTTCGCGAGATCTCCTACTACTTCTTCCTTCTTTTCTTCTCGCTTGGCCTCGCCTCCCTCCTTTGGTCCTTCTCCTTCCGCCACCTCTTGAAACCTTTTTCGCAGGACACAGAAAAATGAACCTCACCCCCCAGCAAGAAAACTTCATCTCCCGCTTCTCCCAGGGCGAAGCCCTCGCGTGCCGTGCCGTCGCAGGATCGGGCAAGACGACGACTCTGGTGGCCGCCTTCAACGCCTCAGCGAAGCCCAAGAGCCGCTCGCTCGTCCTTGCTTTTAATAAGCGAAACGCGGAAGAGCTTCAGGCGAAGCTCCCCGCCGAAGTAACAGCCATGACGCTCAACGCCCTCGGTCATCGAGCCTACGTCAACGGCACGGGGCTTCGCCCGAAGCTGGACAGCCGGAAGCTCTGGGGCATCTGGAACGAACATCCGCAGAGCGGGAAGTTGAAGAAATACGCCGAAGAGATCCTGGATCTCACGCGCCTCGCGAGGATTATCGGCCTCTCCCCAGGCGTCAGCGGCAAGCCAGGGCCGGACTACGCCCTCTGGGAGGCCGCCGCCGACGACATGGACTTGGACTGGTCCGACACCTTTGCCGATATAGCCGCTGATATTCTTGGCCGCAGCACGACAGCAGCCCTGAAAGGCACAATCGACTTCGACGATCAGCTCTACATACCTGTTCTTTTCGGCCTCCCTTTCCCCAAGTTCGACCGCATCGCAGTCGATGAGGCCCAGGACCTCTCCCTTCTCCAGCACGAAATGGTCGGACGCGCCGCAGCCGCAGGCTGCCAGATGGTCGCTATCGGAGACCCGAACCAGGCTATCTACGCTTGGCGCGGCGCAAGCTCCAACAGCTTCTACGATCTCGTGCGGAAGTTCTCCCTCACCGAGGCCGCTCTTACCGCGTCCTTCCGCTGCCCTCGGGCGGTAGTAAGGGAGGCGCAGAAGTATGTGCCTGACATTGAAGCGGCGGGCGACTTTGAAGGGAGTGTGGATTTTAGTCCGACCATGCCGATTCCGGCCCTACGCAAGGCGGTGCTAAGCCGCTACAACGCCCCGCTAGTGGACTATGCCTTCCGGGCCATCCGTCAGGGCGTCGGCGTAGACTACAAGGGCCGCGACTTCATCAAGAACCTGAAGAAGATCCACCAGAAATACCCCACGCCTGCAGCGCTGGCCGAGTGGCTCGAGCACGAAAAGGCCAACAAAAAAACTGAAGGCGCGAGGCAGAAAGCCGAGGACAAGTACCAGTCCCTGCTTTCCCTCCACGCCAACGGCTCGAACAAGGTGGAAGAGGTGATTGCGAAGCTCGCGGCCACCCCACAGGACCAAGCACTGGTGCTCAGCACCATCCACAAGGCCAAGGGCCTTGAGTGGGACGATGTTACCTTCCTCGACTACTCCAAGCTCCGCTGGGAGGGCCAAGAACCAAATTGCTGGTACGTTGGCTGCACTCGTGCGAAGCGCGCTCTCCACCTCCACACCCCAGCCAAGTAAAGGACCAGACCATGACCTACCCCCTCTCTCGCGCCCTCAGTCACATCCGCAAAAACGGCCACTCTGATCTCACCGTGCGCCAGCTTTCCATCCTTCTAGCTCTGCGAAAAGGCCCCCGAACTCTCCGTGGCCTCTCTGCGGAATTAGCGGTTAGCAAGCCAGCCATACACCGCGCTCTCGACAAGCTCGAAGAGCGTGATTGGCTTCAGCGCATCCCCGACCCCGCAGACAAGCGCTCGGTCTTCATCAAACTTACGCCGGTAGGCGAGGCCTTTACCAAAGACTTCAGCTAAATGTCCTACCGAGTACTCTCTCCCGGCTCCCGTTTCGGCCGTCTCCTAGTCTTGGCCGAAGGCCCACTTCTCCCCCGCAAGGGGGAGTCTTCCATCCACTCCTGGCGCTGCCTCTGCGACTGCGGAACCGAGATCACTGTTCCAACGGTAAGGCTGGTGGCGAAGCAAACGAAGTCCTGCGGCTGCCTCAAGCGCGACCGCAGCCGCGAAACCATGTACGCGCTCCACAAGAAGCTCAGGCTCTTGGCGAAACGAAAGCTGTTGCTTTCCGAAGCAAACCGCCCTATAGTGTACGCTACACCCCCACAGGAGCGCAGCAAGTGACACCGCAGACTAAACTTTCTCAGCCTCAGTCAATTCAAGATAGCCTACGGCTGAGCGCCGAAGAGGCCTTCGAGCGAAGCATCGGCTTCATCGACTGGTATGTGAAGGCTGCGAAGCGCCTACAGGCCGCACACGGCTATATTGCGGCGAAGAGTCGCAAGGCAATGCTGGAGAAAGCCTGGAAAGAAGCGGCGAAGCGCCAGCCTGTGGTTCAGCTTTCTGCCTTCCGATGAGACGTCCAACTCTCCCCGCGAGGCTGCTCCGCCTTTCCGCCCTCGAGCGCCAGGACCTGGTGCGAACAGCTCTAACTTCTCAGCTAACCCAGGGCATCCTCGTCCACCCAGACCTCTTCACCTTCGGCATCGCCGAGGCCCCGGAGGAAGCGGAAAAAGTCCTCCGTCACTTGCTACACCTAGAGAAGAGAAAGAAGCAGTCGGCGCTCATCGCCTCTTCCATGCGCGCCATCGGCTTCTCCCACTCTTTCAAAGCCTTCCTCGACTGGCTCCGAGGAAACCACCTCGAAGACCAACTACTGTCCCTTCACCACGAACTTAATGGAGATTAAAATGCACCTACTTTCCACGATTGAGAAGGCCAAGGAGGCCTGGATTGCCGAGCGCTGCGAACGAGCGCTGGAGGACGCCGATGAGCCCACCGGCTACACCGAGTCGGATACAGGCGCCTATGTCCTGACGAAGTACGGGCAGAAGCTCGAAGACGATACGCGGGAAGAGGCGGAGAAGGAGTGGAACCACTGCTTCTGGCTCTTCACCGAGAAGCTCGAGTACAGGCAAAGGCATCACAAGGCCGAAAGCCTGGCTGATACGCTCGACGCGGTTTTCGACCAGATTGCGGCCAAGGATAAGGGCTGGGGCGAAGAGATTGCTGAAATTCTTTGCGAACTGCTGGAGGAAGTGCTGTGAAAATCGAATTTGACGAGGCGACGATTGAGGCGGCTGTAAATGCGCGCATTGAAGCTGAGGCATATGGAGATGGGGCGGCTAAGTTCTTCGCCCGCTTCTACGCAGATGCCGCGAACCGGCAGCTTGAGGCGATGGAGAAGCCGGTGTTTGAGGTTGGAAAAACGTACCTAAACGGAGAAGGCCGTAAATGGAAAATCCTTAGCTATTGCGCCGATGAACCTGGGTACGACATGGCCGTTTTGAGCGACAAAGGCATCAAGTGCTCATTTATGGCTAACGGGCAACGCTGGAAAGTCGGTCCGATTAAATATTATGACCTCCTCCCCGGCGCAATCGAAGAATCAGGGCAGGCGGGCGTTTCCCCGCCGCTGGTAGAGGGTGGAAGCCCCGCGCTTACGGATGAGGAGATCGGCAAGGAGTTGGCAGACACATTTCGGAGGGTTCCTGTTTTTACGTGGACTGCCGTTGGCCGCCGCGCCCGCGAGTTATTGGTTCCGCAGGGAAATGTCGTCATTGACGATAATTTCGTCTGCCGCCCGGCATATGATGAGATGCAATCCCGCGCCGAAAAAGCCGAGGCGGACAAAGCGAAAGCCGAGGCGGCTCTGGAGCAGTTACGCGATTTTGCCGAATGTCTGCTCAATGAAACTTCCGAGCAAGTGGCAAGCCCCGGATACTACAGCGGAGTGCGGTCGGCTGTTGAGATAGCAGGCTTCACCATCATCCCCGCCATCCCCGCCCAGCCGCTTAAGGTGCTCCGCCATGACTGAACTGAAAGACAAGCGGCTAGAGGCTGCGGCGGAGATACGCAACTCGGTTGTCACTGAATTTAACAACGACCAGCACGAGAATTGGGGCAACGTCATGGACACAGCCCTGCGCGTAACCGGCGCGGACGAACTCGCGGAGGCGTTGGAAACGTTCGCTGCATTTGCAGACGCGCTGTCTGAAGACGCGCCAGATAACATCGCACTTGGTCTGATATGTGGTGGAAGCACCCACATAGGTCCCGGCGCGTGCACGATAGGTGGATTGCGCAAAGCTCGCGCCGCCCTCGCCCGCTACAAGGAGTTGAAAAATGGATGAGAAAGCGTTGGCCGTTAGGATATTAGCCGCCCTGCTGGATGAGCCTGACATTGAGCACGTGGCAAAGCTGCCATTCGGCAAGCTGAGTTTTGCGTCGTTGCCAAACATGCACCTTGGCTGCGCCATGAACCGCGTCGCCGCCGAAGCCGCCCGCATCGCCAAGGAGGCGCGGGTGGAGGCGCTCGCTGCCTGCTGGGCAGCCGGTTCAACCAAAGGATGCCGTGAAGCCCTCCAGCAATTAATCGACGCCGAGACCGCGCCGGAGAAGCCGGATGAATGAAATCCTCTCCTCTCTCGCCTCTTCCGGCGGCATCGTATGGCACTGGTCCCAAGAGCCCTCAGCCGAAGGCTGGACCTGGCGCTGCATCTTGGCGAAGCCCCTCCCAGGGCGAAGCCCCAAAGTCTGCAAGCAGGCCGAAGGCCCAAGCGCGGAGGCCGCTTTAGCAGCGGCGTGGTCCAATTGGCAAGCCGAGGCTTTCCCCGAAGACACATGGCGTGCCGCCCTACGACCTTCCGTAGTGGTCATTTCGGCCCGTAGGGCCGGGGGCTTTGACCTATCTTTGGCCGATCTCGGCCTCTAAACTTTTCCTAAATTCTTGTTTACTTCCCCCAAATTTGCGTCTAAACGCAAATAGTCGACACATTCCGTGCCGATTCAAACCCCACAAGGAGACTTCTCATGCGTAACACCTCTATCCTCGCCGCCCTGCTTCTCGCAGTTGCGGTCCCGGCCTTTGCCTCTTCCACCTCGGTGACGGGCACCAACTCCTTCGGCTCCGAGTCCTTTGGCTTTCTCAACGGCAGCGGCTATTCCAGCGCCTTGGCGGTCGGCACGGGCTCCGCTGTGGGCGAAGATCGTGTAAGCGTCACGCCGCGTACCGGCTCCGCTTTCAATGCCTCCAGCACCACTTTCGGCATCGAGGGCTATTCCAACGGCAACGCTACCTTCAACTCCAACGCGTACGCCCACACGCAGGGCACGACCAGCTTCAGCAGCAAGTCGTCCGGCTTCAACTTCTAACTGCTTCGGGCCGGGGAGATAATCCCCGGCCTTCTTTCTCCTACCACAGAAGGAACAGCTCATGCTTAAGAAATGTTTTTGCGTGCTTCTGCTTCTCGCAGGAGGCGCCGCCCACGCCCAAAGCGCCTCCAGTGCCAATACCACCGTCGCCGGGGCCGGGGCTGAAGCTGTCGCCTACGGAGGCGGCACCACCAGCTACAAGGACAGCAGCATCGCTACCGTCCCAGCCCTGGCTACACTTCTCGACAGCCCCACCGCTTCCTGCCAAGCCACCTACTCCGGCACCGCAGCCGCCGTAGGCTTCGGCATCGGCCTCTCCGGCTCCAAGACCGACAAGAACTGTGAAGACCTCGAACAGATCCGCGCAGTCTATAATATGCAGCAGCAGTCAACCGCTGTCCTCATGATGTGCGAGTTCGCTAACTTTCGCAAAGCGCGAGCGCTTCAGGGCCAGCCCTGCCCGCCGCAGTACGGGGACTCAGGCCAAGTGGCTGTGACGCCGGTGGCCGCCGCTGCAAGTAGTCCGCCTATCCCGGCCCCAGCAGGCTACGCCGCCTCAGCGGCAGCTACCCAGCCCACCATCTACCGCCCAGCCTTCTGCAACCAGCAGATCCCAGTCGATGAAGCTGACAAGGCCACCTACGCCTATTACTGCAAATAAGTAAGCGGAACATAAAAACCCCCGGCCCTCAAAAAGAGCCGGGGGTTTCTCTTTTGGCCTTCGGCCCTTAGATCTTGCTGAGCGCCGCCAGGAATTCGCTGAGCAGGTTGGCGAACGCAGCGGCGATACCAACATGCTGCGCGTCGGCGTTACCGATGGTGCCGGTGCTCTGCACTTCCGTCAGCGTGGCCGAAAGAGCGCCAGCGGCGGCGGAAGCAGCAGCCAGCTTATTGCCGGAGGCAACAGCGGCCTCGGTCGAAGCGACACCGGCCTCGATAGTCGGCGCGGTTTCAACAGCCGCAGTAGCGGCCTTGGTCAGATCAGTAGCGATAGCTTCGGACATAGAAGACTCCTTGGGGGAAGTAGCGAACTGCGCCACACAGACTCCCCGGCACAGCCGGGAGAATTACTTAGCCGCTTTTGGCGGCTCAACCGCCGAAGCGAATGCACCAGCCGCAGTCACGATCTGGCCGATCTCCGCCGCCGTCACCTGCTTCTCTTCCGGGAAGATGATGAGGACGAGGGCGAAGAGAATGGCAGAAATGGCGTCGTGGATATTCACCTGCCCCTGGAGGTAGGTGGAAACGGCGCCCAGGATAGTGGCGATGCCGGTGATCGTCGTGCGCTGCTTGAAGAAAGAAAGCATTTAATCCTCCGTTAAAAGTTGTTGAATCGCCTCGGGTTCCAGCGGCGTAGCCGCCCTCTCCGGCAGGGCCTTCAGCCCTAGCAGCGGGTCAGGGTCGAACGCCCCGTTCAAGACCTCAGTGATTGAGTAGAGGTTCATGAAGAGAACTTGCTCCCGGCGGCGACGGCGCTCGAGACCCAAGTTGGCCTGTCCGCCCACCAGATTCCACCGCGGGAACTCCAGGGCCGCCGCATCCATATCCCGGAACTGGATCATCTTCCGCAGGGTAGAGCCGTTGAAAGCGGCTTCACCCTCATTATAGCAGAAAGAAACCAGGGAAGCGGCTCGGTCCAGCGTAAACTGCTGGTAGTTGTCCGGGTTCAGCAGATTCGTGCGGAGGAAAGAAGTGCGCTGCAGGATGCCCTGCACGAGATCCTCTTTCGCCAGAGCAGCCGAAAGCGGCGGAGTGTTCGGCCCTACGGGATGCCCATTGATAACGGTCTCCCCATCTCCGATGGTCCAAACGCCCCCGGCATCCCTGTACGGCTTCAGCCGTTCGCCCTCGAGGAAGAAGAGAAGGTCAGCGCAAACTGGGACGAGAATCTCGTCGTCGGGGATAAGGTTGATGGGCATGGGGGCTCCGTGGTTGGGAGCTTCTTATAGCGCGCCGCAAATGCGGGGGCAAGGAGGCTGAAGTGGAGCGCCCGGTGGAGCTACTTTAAGAATTCAAGATGCTCCACCGGGCGTCCCGCCGAGAGGCCCTTCGGGGAAAGGTAGAAAGAAAAGTGGAAAAATCTGCCCACGAAGCGCTTTTCCTGTTGCTTTTACTTCCCGAATGTGGCAGTAAGTAATGGTCAAGGGCATGTTGCCCGGCCCGGCCTAGCCGGTTCCCCGCCACCCCAAAGGATTCCCCAGTGGCACGCAAGCACAAGGAAGTAATCGAAGTGACCAATGAACATGAAGAGCCGACTGTCCAGCTCGCCCAGGTCCGCATCAACGGCAAGGTCTTCCTGGCCCCCATCCCCTACGGCGAAGGCCACGTCCTGTCCGCCGCCGAGGCTGACGTTCTGAACCAGACCTACCGCGAGAACCTCCGCAACAACTTCGCTGGTGCCATGCGCCGTGCCGCCGAGAAGGACGGTCGTGAGCTGGTCCAGGCCGACTTCGACGCCTACGTGGCCGAGTACTCGTTCGAGGCCCGTGCCACCTCCCGCGCTGCCGCGGCCATCGACCCGGTGGAGATCGAGGAGCGCGCTCTGGCCCTCGCCGCCATCAAGCAGGCGATCAAGGCGAAGGGCATCAAGTTCTCCGCCGTCGCCAAGGAGAAGGTGGAAGAGCTGGTCGCCGGTATCGTCGCCAAGGGCCAGTTCCGCCGTCAGGCCGAAGTCATCGTTGCGGAGCGCAAGAGCCTCCTGGGCGGCGACGACGTGCTTGGCGAGCTGGACCTGACGCCGGACGCGTCGACGGACGAGGATTACGACGCCGAAGCGGCTGAGTAATCGCGCGCTACGCGCACAGAGGGAGGGGGCTTCGGCCCCCTTTTTCGGCCCTAGAGCTTAAATGCTCCACCCCCACTTCAGGAGAAGAAAAGTGCCCCGCCTCGACAATTCTAACCACATCCGCGTGAGCGCCTGGGTTCCCCGCGACATATACCAGGCCTTCAAAAAAATCTACCCCTACCACGGCGCAAGCTCGAAGTTCATCATCAACTCCATGCGCCGGAAGGTGCTTGAGGTGGACGCGCAAGCGCAGGCCGTGCTTGATAGCAACAGGGACCCGGAGGTCGGCCATGGTGAATAAATGCTTCGCCTGGAGCGCCGTTTTCTTCGTTCCGAAGAACCCACAGCCTCTTCACACCATCACCTTCGGCTACGCCTCTACCGAGGCCGAAGCGCGTAGCGCCTCCGAAGAAGGGCTCTTCGAGCAGCATCCGCAAGCCCAGATCCTTTCAACCGCCATTATCGAGGTTCTTTCCGAGGAAGGGCTTCTGGCGAAGCAACAGGAGACCCTTCAGTGACAGATATGGACAAAATCCAGGACGAACTCAATCCCGGCGTCCTCTCCGAGATCCTCGCCAAGAACGCGACCGAACTCACCGACGAGGAGATCGACCTGCTGATAACGCAGTTCCGCGCCGAGCGAGAAGCCGTGCTGAAGGCGCAGGAAGAAGGCAAGAAGGCGCCGCGGAGCAAGATCAAGGCCGCAGGCAAGAAGATGGAGGGCGCCGACATTTCACTCGCCTCCCTGGGCCTGGAGGATATTGACCTGGGAGATCTGGGGATATGAGCGCCGAAGTCCCCGCGGGCGACAAGATTGAGGTCGGCCAGTTCCACTCCTCGATCGCCGTCCACAGCGGCAAGCCTTCCCTCCAGATCGCCCTGGACAACACTTCCCTCTCTGTCTATAAGGAGTGCCCCCGGAAGTACTACTACAAAATTGTCTGTGGTTACCGAGCCCCCGGCATCCGCCCTCCTCTCGCTTGGGGCGGGGCCTACCACTCGGTTGTCGAGCTTTACGACCTACTAATTGTCAAAGGGGAGGACGAGCAAACCGCCCTACGGGCCGCAATCCGCTTGGCCTTCTCCCTTGCAGAAAAAGGCTTCGGTGATGACACTGCGCGAACACTTACAACGCTCGTCCGCACTATCGTCTGGTACGCTGCGAATTATCGGGCAAGAGATCCGCTTAAGACTCACATATTTGGCAATGGGAAGGTGGGATTGGAGCTCTCCTTCCGCTTTTACCTTCCACAAACTATTTCTGGAACCAACGACAAGTACGTGTACTGCGGCCACATCGACAAAATTTCTGACTATGCCGGTGGCACCTACGCCGTCGAGCGCAAGCACTCCAAGGGAGCCCTGAACGATGAGTTTTACGCCCGCTACGCGTTTTCTGCGCAGATCGGCGGCTATGCAACGGCTGGCAAAATCTGTTTTGCTACTGAGCTGTCCGGTGTTATTATTGATGGAGCCCAAGTACTGGTTAACAGTTCACGTTTCGGGCGCAGGGTTGTTCACCGTGTCAACTCCCACCTGGAAGAGTGGCTGGACGACACCCTTCTCTGGGTGAAGCTGCTTGAGGGCTCGGCGGTAGCCAACTACTGGCAGCACAATACGGAAAGCTGCAACAAGTTCTCGGGCTGTGAGTTCCGAGAAGTCTGCTCGAAGCCGCCCGGGATTAGGGAGGCAATCCTGCGGCAGGCCTACGTGGTCGAGCGCTGGAATCCGATCGAGGATCGGTAGAAAGAAAACTGGTTGCAAGGGAAGCGTTTTCTCTTGCAATCCGCCGTACCCGGCGCTATACATTAATCGTTAATTCCCCACCACCACAGAGGACTCCCCACCATGACAACCAAACCCGCTCTCGCTGACTTCTCCGACTTGGAGATGGAACAGCTTATCCGTGAATACGTCCGTTCGGCAGCCAAAGCGCTGCAAAGCATCAACGGCGTTTCCGAGCACTCAATCATCCTCCAGTTCATCTTCTCCGACGAGGGCGGTAAGTGGTCCGTGCAGGCCGGTTCCCGCTACCCCTATCAGAACGTGCAGAGCGAGCTGCTCATGCTTGCCGTGCAAGAGGTCGAGCATCGCATGAACTTCGAGGCGAACGCCAAGTTCAATCTGCTGGCCGGGCCGGAGGCCGCTTAATGGCCTCCCTCGAAGACGACATTAAAGCCGAAGGCCAAGAGGGGAGCGCCATCAAGGCGCTTCTACTCGGCCACTCAGGCGCCGGGAAAACCGGCGTCATTGGCTCCCTGGCGCGCAGCCACCGCCTCTTCATCTACGACTTCGATAACGGCACGAAAATTCTTCGTGACCCGAAAATCGTTCTTCCTGAGTGGCGCAAGAACATTTTCATCAAGCACTTCTACGATAAGACAGTGTTTGTGATGGGCAAGGCTGAGCCCGAAGGCACCGCTTTCGACAAGTTCAACAAGGCCCTGGCCGATTGGAAGGAAGAAGACGGCAAGAGCCTCGGCAACATCTACTCCTGGGGTCCGAAAGACGTTATCGTCCTCGACTCCTTCTCCTTCCTCGCCAACATCATTCAGAACTCGGTGCTAAAGCTGGCAGGAAGGTCGGGGGGCAAGCCCCAGATCCAGGACATTGGCGCCATTCAGGATGCCCTGGAGAACGTGCTTGAAACCCTGTACAATCCGGCGGTGAAGGCGAACGTGGTCATCACCGCGCATCTGACGCGTCAAGCCGACGACCTATCCGGCGGTCTGCAGAAGCTGATGATCTCCACCATCGGCAAGAAGCTGGCACCGAAGATTGCCCGCTACTTCAACAACACCCTGCTCGTAGAGCAGAAAACAGTGAATAAGGAAACGAAGCCCCGGCTCATCACCAAGTCCACCTTCGACGTGGACCTGAAGACCGAGCGCCCTTCGGCGGTCCAGCCCGAGATGGACCCTGACCTGGATAAGCTCTTCACCCTTCTCCGCGGAGTCCCCGCTTCGCCGCAGAATCCCACAGCCAAATAACAAAGGAGCAAACCATGCAACGAAATTCGCCTGAGCGTAAAGCAATGCTTGCGGCCCGCCGCTCTGAACAGCTGGACCGAGACGGTGGGGACAAACGTGTTCCTGTGGTGAGTGCTCCGAGTAGGAGCAAGCGCGGACAGTTGAACAGCAGCATCATCAAGCTCGGCGGCAAGCGCTACCACGCTACCAAAGGTAAGCGCCCGCCCACGGCTTATGAAAAGCTGATAGGCATCAGCTGATGGAACAGCCGTCCCAAGCAGCCCTCCTCCAAGCGGTAAATGACGCCGCGCACGATACTAACCTTTCCCGCCGGACCCTCTGCTGGTTCCTTTCCGAGCTAACCAAACAGCTCGGCCCCAATCAGGCAGCTGCTATCACAATCCAGCAGCTGCAAGATGCCCTTGCTCGGGGCTACTAGAGCACGGGGCTTCGCCCCGACCCCACAACCGACTAAACAACCGAAAGACAACTTCACATGACTGACATGCTTTCCATCCTTAACACCCCCGGCACCCAGATCGAAGCTCCGAAGTCGGCCCCTCCGGGCTGGTACGTTGCCCGCTTGGTCAGCGTCGACACCTCCGGCAAGCAGAAGACGAAGAATGGCAATGACCAGATCATCTTCGACTATCAGCTGGAGCAGGGCATCGAGATCGACCCGGAGGCCCTGCAGGGTATCGAACTGCCGATCAAGATCCGTTCGTGGCAGGTTGTCACGGACAAATCGGCATATCGCATCCGGCAGCTGGTCGAAGACCACTTCAAGGTCGATCTGACCTCTGCGACCCTCGGTGAGGGCTTGCAGCAGGCCGTCGGGCGTCTTCTGCGTGTGCAGGTCACTCACGACCTGTCCTCCAACCCGCCGCGCGTGAATATCAACCAGACTGCGCCGCTGGAAGACTAACCCAATGCCCGGAGCTGGAAAACTAGCTCTGGGTTCAACCCCACCCTCAGGAGCATAAAATGAACCTCGACGATCTAACTTACGGACAGTTGAAGGAAATTGCTGCGAAGTTCGGCGGAGCGGCGGCACAGTCTGCGACTGGCGCACCTATTCCGGTGCTGGTTTGTACGGATAAGCGCGGAGTCGTCTTTGGCTATACCTCTGATCCGCAGGCCAAAGAACTCACTCTGACCAAGGCACGTATGTGCCTCTACTGGTCTTCGGATGTCGGCGGAGTCTTTGGTCTAGCCGAAAAGGGACCAACCGAGAATTGCAAAATCTCGGCTACAGCTCCATCGGTAACATTGGCAGGAATTACCGCAGTGTTTTCCGTTGACTCGACAGCAGAGACGGCTTGGAATAACGCACCAGTGCAGGGGCGATAATATGGCAAAGCTCCTCCAAGGGACCGCTGAGGAATTTTCTGGCGATGGCTATGGCTCTGGCTATGGCTATGGCTATGGCTCTGGCTCTGGCTATGGCTATGGCTATGGCTCTGGCTCTGGCTATGGCTCTGGCTCTGGCTATGGCGATGGCTCTGGCGATGGCTCTGGCTATGGCGATGGCTATGGCGATGGCTCTGGCTATGGCTCTGTGGTTTAAATCCTTTGCTGGGGAGGGCTTCGGTCCTCCCCTTCTCTTTTTGCCAAGCCCTTCTTCTGGAGAATAACAAGTGGCCGAGACTCTCACTATCAATCTGTCGGAAATTACAGTTCTGGAAGGGAGGCAACGAAAAGACTTAGGCGATCTGCCCTCCCTGGCGCAAAGCATTGCCGCCAATGGGCTTCTGCAGCCCGTTATCGTCCGCCGCACAGATCCTGGCAAGTATGAGCTGGTGGCAGGCGAAAGGCGCTTCCGCGCCCACGAGCTTCTCGGCAAGCGCGTTATCGAGGCCCGGATTTATTCCTCCCTTTCCCTGAGAGAAAGGCAGATCTTCGAGTTCGAGGAGAATGTCAAGCGGAAGCAGCTGGAGTGGCCCGAGTACGTAGCCGCCGTTCACGGCTACGTGAAGCTCACCAAGAACCCCTCTTCCGTCGTCGCCCTGGAGCTGGGCATTTCCGAAGCCAGTGTGTCGATCCTGTGCGCCGTGCATGAAGCCGTGAGGAAGGAACCGGCCCTGCTGGAGCAGCGCGGGTATTCCGCCGTCTACAATATTCTCAAGGCCCGCGCGGCCCGCGCAATGGACTCTCTGAATGAGGAGATGCTGAACGAACCAGCGGTCGAGCCTTTTCAGCCGCCGCAGGCGCAGCCCTTTGAGCCAGCCCCAGTTGTCGCAGATGCCGGAAGGGAGGTAGGGGAGCCGAAGGCCGGTGGCGCTACTTCAAGCCTCAAAGTAACTCCACCGGCTACGCCGATAGCAGCGCCTAAGCCCCTGCCCGACTCCTACTTCTACAAAGGCTTCCGCACCGAGAAAGCGGACTTCCGCCACTGGGCTCCCCGCTACACCGGCCAGCGCTTCAACTTCATCCACTGCGACTTCCCCTATGGCCTGAACATGGACTCTGCTAATTTGCAGAATTCGGCCTCGAAGTGGGTCGCCACCGGCGACGGGCGCTACGACGACAGCCCTGCCCTCTACCTCGAGCTTCTGGAAACCTTCTTCCAGCACCAGAGCCGCTTCATCGCTGACAACGCTCACTGCATCTTCTGGTGTGCCGGGAAAAGCGAAGCTGCCGCGAAGGCGCGCTTCCGCCACGCAGGCTGGGACGTCTACGACAACAACCTGATCTGGCACAAGAGCGATAACGCGGGAATTGCCTCGAACGTCCGCAAGTTCCCAAGGCACACCTACGAGGTGGCGATCTTCGCCGTCCGAGGCAACCGCCAGCTGGCAAAGCTGAAAGCGGACAGCTACTCCGGCCCCACTACCAAAGAGCATCACCTTTCGGAGAAACCCTTGGAGATGCTCCGCCACTTCTTCTCCCTCACCGTCGATAACACAACCACAATGCTGGACCCCACCTGCGGCGGCGGAACCGCCCTCCAGGTCGCAATCGAGTACGGCGCAAGCGCGGCCCTCGGCCTCGACGTTGACGCTTCGCACGTACTTAAAACCTATCAGCGGATCAAGTCGTCCGCCGATGCGCAGGAGGCGCTTTCCTCCGTTTCCACCATAGGGGTCTAAGAAATGGCTGCCAAAAAACCAGTGCCGCGGGAAGTTCCCGCCCGCGAGGAGGTGCTTCGCACCGCTATCACCCTGACGTGCGGCGACCGGGACGCCTCCTACGGCCCTCCCGGCGTCAACCTCGCCTGCGCCAGTGCCCTCTTTTCCATCTACCAGGAGTACAGGGAAAAGACCGGCCAAAGCACCAGCTCCGCGCACGACGCTGCAATCTTCAACGTCCTGCAGAAGATTGCCCGCATCGCCACCGGCGCTGAGAAGGAAGACAACTATGTGGACGGCGCAGCCTATATGGCTATCGCCTACGAAGTGCGGGAGATTTAATGGCCGAGCGTTTCTACACGTTCGCTGGAGCCATTTGTCTTCTCCGCGAAGGCAAGAAAATTCGCTTCTCTTCCTGGCCTCCCGGCGACCACATCGACGTAACACCAAAACCTGAACGTGAGTGGTACATTTTTGAGCCTAACAGCACAATTCTGTACCACTCCCCCGAAGCAGTTCCCTCCGAGTGGGCCGTAGACCCCAAGGAACTCCTTCTCAACAACTGGCAAGAATACGAGGAATAAATGGCCCCTCCCCCACCACTACCAGCGGCGCTTCGGGCGCTTTATTCCGACTCTACCGGAAAATTAAATCCTGCGGCGCCGCGCAAAATTCCCGAGTTCAAGCCCATCATCCGGCCTGGCGCGAGGATTATGGTGGTGGGGGAGTTTCCTTCCGAGGAAGAAGAGATGCGGGGCTATCCTTTCTGTGGGAAGTCAGGGCAGGAGCTTGCGAGCGAGCTAGAAGAAGTTGGGCTTTCCCTGGATGAAGTCTCGCAGACGCTGGTGCTTTTTCAGCGTCCGAAGGACGGAGATATAAACAGCCTTTGCGTGGCCGGGAAGGAAGCAGCCGAAGGCCGTGACCCGGTGAGGCCCTTCCACGCGCTGCGCGGGAAGAGCGGGATGCTTCCGGCCTCCCTAGTCACTCCGGAGCTTGAGAGGCTTTACAAGGAGATAAGTGAAGCGCGGCCTAACGTGGTGGTGGCAATGGGAAACATGGCCCTAGCGGCCCTTACGGGCGATCACGGGATAGGCAAATTGCGGGGGACTATCCACCTAGCCACCCTTCGTGGACGGCCCTATAAAATCCTTCCCACCTATAGCCCGGAAACCACCCGCCGCCAGTACGAGCAACGGCCCACGGTAATCGCGGACCTGCGAAAGGCCCTGGCCGAAAGCTACAGTCCTGAGTGGAAGCCCAAGAGCCGCCTCTTGTATATCGAGCCGACGCTCGAGGATTTAGAGAAGATCTGGCTTCCCCGACTGCTTCGTGCAAGCGAACTAACGGTAGATATTGAGACGAAGAGAAGGCAGATCACCTGCATCGGCTTCAGCCCGACCCCCTGGGAGAGCTACATTCTGCCTTTCTTCTTCGCAGAGCGAAGCTACTGGCCGGACGTCCAGGCGGAAAGGGAAGCCTACAAGTTCATGCGCCAGGTGCTGCAGGCGCCAATGCCGAAGGTCTGGCAGAACGGAATGTACGACTTGACATATTTGTGGTACTACAAGATAGCGGTAGCAAATTCAGTCGAAGACACAATGCTCCTTCATCACAGCCTATTCCCGGCTCTGCCGAAGGCCCTTGGCTACATCGGCAGCGTGTGGGCGAATGAGCGGTCGTGGAAGGTTTGGAGACAACGAGGCGGCGAAGAAAAGGATAATGCGTAAATGACTGTAACTGTAATTGCCTCCCCCTGGTCCGGCCTTGGCGCTGGGGATAAAGCCAAAGCCTACCTTCGGGCCTGCATCCGCGACTCCCTTGCGAGGGATGAAATCCCCTGGGCCTCTCACGCAATGCTCGCCTGGACTAGGGCCCTCTACGAGGAGGATGAGGAGCAGCGGGCCGAAGGCATACTGGTTTCTAAGAAGATGATAGTGAAATGTGAACTGGTTGCAGTTTACGTGGACCACGGCATTTCGGCGGGGATGAAGGAAGAAGAGATATACGCAAAAATGCACGGTAAGCGAGTGGAAAGACGAAGCCTTTATATTGCGAAGGGGGCGGTTATTAAATGAGGGTATTAGACTCCGCAACCCTCCAGCCCGAGCGCCTTTCCGCCCAGGAGCAGCTCTGGGCCTACAACGGCTTGGACACTGCCATCACTTCCGAGGCTCTTTCCAAGCTCAAGGCCCAGTACAACCGCGAACCCTTCGCCTACGTCATGTCCCGCGCCATGCAGGGGCCTTCTTTTACTCTGTCCAACCGCGGGGTGCGGATTGACGACTTCCAGCGCCAGGAGGCCCTGAAGGATATTCAGGCAGATAAGGAGAAGTTTGAACGAATCTTTAAGAGGTTAACGGTCGAAGGCCTCGGTCTCGAGATCAACTACCGTTCGCCCCTTCAACTGCAGAAGCTCTTCTTCCAAATTCTCGGTCTGAAGCCCACCACCAAGTATGACAGAAATACGAAAAAATCTGTGGTGACAACCGGGCGCGAAGCGCTAGAGAAGCTGCAGAAGGAAGGAAAGGCGAAGCCCTTCGCTGATCTAATCCTTGCGCTGCGCGACTTAGATAAGAAGAAATCTGTCCTTGAGACGAACATCGAGAATAGCCGCATGTATTGCAGCTACCACGTCGCTGGTACGCTAACCGGCAGGTGGTCCTCTTCTTCCGACGTCTTCGGTCGAGGGATGAACTTGCAAAATATCACCAAGAAGCTCCGCCGCATGTTCATCCCCGACCCAGGCATGAAACTTGCCTATGTGGACCTGCAACAAGCGGAAAGCGTCATCACTTCCATGCTTGCACTTCCCTGGGGAGATCGCTACTATCGCGCCGTCAAATCTGGAGACGTGCATACCTATGTCACTCGCGCTGTGTGGAACAAGGAACTTCCGTGGACAGGAGATCCGAAGAAGGATAAGGCCCTCGCGGACGGGACCAAGTTCTACCGGCAGCACTCGTACAGGGATATGGGTAAGCGCGGTGGCCATGCGTGCGTTACAGGTGATCACGAGGTTCTAACTCGGGGCGGTTGGGTTAAAATTTCCGAGATGCCCTCTGAGATTCTTACATGGTCTGAGCAAGGCTCCAATTTTGCTCCAGTCCAGCACTGGCATAGCAGCCAGTACAAAGGAAAGATGCTCCGCTTAGAGGGTCGGGCTCTTAGTATAACCATGACACCTAACCACCGGGTTTACTATGTGCAGCGCACAGCTAACCCCAAGTCAAAAGTTAAGGAAAAGCTTTTTGTAAAAACTGCGGCTGAACTTCAAGACAGTGGACTCATTCCACTTGGAAATAACTATGTGGGCGGAAATATTTCTGTATCTGTGTGGTTCGCTCGAATGGCAGCCGCTGTTCAAGCGGATGGTCACATTAAAACCACAAATAGAACAGAGTTCCATCTGCGAAAAGATCGAAAGGTGGAACGTCTCCGGATGCTCGCAGAGAAGTGCGGCGTCTTTCTCGAAGAAAAACCGGAACAAGAAAAGTACTTTCTGCACACAACAAAATTTCCAAAGTATGCTGGGCCTTACCTTCTTACTTGGACTCGAGAGGCGCTAGAAGCCTACACAGATGAACACAAATACTGGGACGGGTACATCGCTAAAACGGCCGTTTCTGTGGCCTCAGCTGACCGGCGCCACCTCGAGTGGATACAAACCGTTGGACGCTTAGTAGGCATCGGTGGCAACATCCAAAAAGGCCAAGTCAGTGAGTATGGAACAGTTTGCTACAGCTTGCAGCAGAACAACAGGCAATACGCCAATATCGCCAACTTGGAGCAAAAATGCTGGATACAGGCAGATGAACAAGTTTACTGCCCTACAGTTGAAAGCGGAGCTTTCTTCATTCGCAAGGACGGAAAAATTTCTGTCACGGGAAACAGCAACTATGGTGTAACTCCGCTGATGCTAAGCATCAATCTAAAAATCCCCATCGGCGTAGCCGAAGCCTTTGCAGCCAGGTATTACGAAGAATTCCCAGAGATCAAGCAATGGCACAATCACATCAAGCAGCAGCTTGCTTCCACCCGTCGCATCACTACTCCCTTCGGGCGTACCTGTCATTTCCCAGGGAGACACTGGGACAACGATACCATAAAGTCTGCGATCGCGTATGGTCCGCAGTCAACCATTGGAGATTTGCTGAACCTGGGCTTTTACAGAGTGTGGCAGAAATACGACAGGATCTTCGACTCCCGAAGGAAAGTCGAGTTCCTTCTTCAAGTGCATGACGCGGTTGTCTTTCAGTATCCGGCGGACGAAGAGCAAGAGCTTATCCCGCAGATACTGAATGACCTCGTGGTGCCAATCGAGATCAACGGCAGAGAGTGCGTCGTCGGGTGCGATGCGGAAGTAGGCTTTAACTGGGACTCCTATAATGAATTCACAAACCCTCACGGGCTTATTAAGTTCAACCCCAGCAAGCCTGATACGCGAAGCGAACCATCCACACTTGATCGACTCCTTCGTGGAGGTAATGCAGAGCCGTAACTCGCCAGACATTTTCAACAAGTGGGGAATGGCGGCCACTATTGGCGCCGCGCTTCAGCGCCGAGTCTGGTTCTCCCTCCAGGGCCGCCGCCTCTACCCCAACCTCTACGCCTTTCTAGTCGGCCCTCCTGCCAGCGGCAAGAGTCAGACTGTCCTCGCTTGCCACGAGCTAGTCAAATCTATCCCGAATATCTTTGTCCCAGGCGCAAAAACTACGAAGGAGAAATTCCTTGACCGACTCTCAAAAGCTACGCGCCTCGTGGAGGGCCAATCTGCCACCACTTGTGCAGCATTCGTTACTGAACTCGTCACCTTTATCCAGCCGAACGATCAAGTCTTCCTCAACGACCTCACAGACCTCTACGACTGCCCCGGCATTTGGACCTACGACACCTTCAAGCGAGATGAGACACGAGTCGAGAATCTCTTCCTCTGCTTCCTGGCCGGAACAACACCCCGAGGACTGGCCGAGAACTTTACAAAAGCCCGCTCAGGAATGGGCTTCCTTTCTCGGGTTAATTTGATCTGCTCGGACGAGGTAAAGCCGCCCGACATGTATTCTTCGGCCTCGGTCGAAGACCTTACTTCCTTCAAGGAGGACTTGGGGCAGATCTGCCGCTTGAAGGGGGAGATGCGGATGGAGCCGAATGTGCGACGGGAGATTCAGAATTGGATTGACGCTGGGATGCCTCCCAAGATCAACAATCCCCGGCTGGAAGAGTATCAGGGCCGAAGAATCCTGCACTTCTTGAAGCTCTGCATGATCTATGCAGCGGCAGATGCGTCAAAGCCTGACCGCATGGTCATCACCATGCGAGACTATAAGAAGGCGCTCGGTGCGCTACTAGAAGCTGAGTCCCAGGTAAATATCGCGCTTCAATTCTCAGCGGAAAGCCCCGCCTTCGAGTCGATCAAGAATATCGAGGCTTGGGTGCTGGAAGAGGCGAAGGCCGCTGGTGGTGCCGTTAGTGAGTCCGTGCTTAAGCGGAAGATGCTGGAAGAGTTCCCGCCGCATATTGCTGGTAGTGCCCTTAAAGAACTGGAAGCGAGTGGCTTCCTTCGGGCTTCCTATAAGGGCACTACTAAGTTATTTACTGCGGTTGGCCCAGAGAAGAACCGGGGCAAGGACAAGAGCGCCGTACAGGGCTACGGCAATTAGCTGGGGGGTGGTGGGGCTGCGAAGCATGTGGGACCAAAGGTCCAGCCCTCCGCTCACCGCGATAAGCGGCAAGATCAGCGCTTGCATGAGCGCGATTGCTCGCTGCGAAAGAATGGTCCCGGCGATGCCTACAACTGAGGCTAAAGCCTCAGTCCGGGCTTCTGCTTTCGCGGCGGCTTCCAGCGCCGCCTCAGCCCTCGTCCTCTCCTCTTTCGCCCTCGCCAGTAGCATCATCAGCTCCTCGTGCGAAGAGGGAGACGATCTTGGGGTCGTCGGAGGGAAGTTCGGGGCCTCCAGCGGCTCCGGCAGCACTTCCTCCTCCACTACTTGCAGCCGCGAGTTTGTCCCGGAACGCGTCAAACCCAAGTCCTTGTTCATCTCCATCTCCTGCTCTGGTGGTCGCTGAGTAATACTGGGTCAGCGTCCGCATAGCAAGGAGTTTCACTTCCAAGTCCAGCTCTTCCACATCTTTGACGATGGAAGCTGCGAGCTTGTCGAGGGAAGCGGCCAGGGCGGTTTTCTCGCGTCCGGCTTTTTTGAAGTTCTTAATGGCCATTTGGGGTCCTTTCAGGAGGTGGAGTACGAGCTAAAATTTTGGGGTTATACGGGCTTTTGGCCCGGGGGCTATGACGGTAGCCGCCTTGCGGCAAAACCCGCCCGGCGCCAAAAATCCCCGCTAGATTTGCCCGCTATTGCTTAAGCGGCGGTATCTTGGACCCTTGCGCGGCAATATCCCCCACACCCGGAAACAGCAGATACTGCAGCATCCTAGCTCTATCCTCATTCGGCTTCAAGTGAATGGCTCGAAGCGCATTAGATATAGCCAGCAGTGGTTTGTCGGCAAATTGCGCAGCCCTGAACATGGTGGGGACGTTCACGTCCTCGTCTTCTGGGTGCTTAATGCCAGTATCCAGAGCTTGCGCAGTTTGGCGGTACGCGCCCTCGGCCTCCACTTTCTTCTTGAAAGCGGACATTTTGGCCGAATCGCCCACCGCGGCCTCCAGCCGCTCCATAACCCCCGGCACATCCAGCATAGTTTTTACGTCAAGGTTGGCCGAGGGCACACCATTGATCTTCGCCATCAGATTTCCAGCTACGCCGTTGAGATAGGCAGCTTTCTGCTCCGGCGAAGCCTTTGCCAGCATAGCCTGTATCTGGGAAGGGTCGGTTTTCAGGAAATCCTTGCCCTTGTCCTGCCATTCCAGCTTACTGGAGTAAGACTTGAAAGTAGCCCTGGCCTTGCCGTACTCGGGGTTCCGAGCATCCACATCTTCTAGAAACTTGTTCAGCATCCCTTTGGCCGCAGCGCCGCTCGGGGTCAGACTTCCGTCAATATTGGTATTCGCTTTGATAAAGCTATCGACGCCCTGCTTCGCTGCATGGAGCAGATTCATGTTAGGGAATTTACCCACTACTGGCGTCCCATCAGGGCCAAGCACAGGATTTCCCTGCCTATCCTGTGTTACGCCGTATTCGGTGGGGTCGAAAGTCCTGCCTTCTTCAATCGCGCGGGCCTTCTCTTGATTCAGGCCCTCGGCCAGCCCCTTCTTCGTCCACTGATGGCTCATGAACTGATCAATAGCGGGGGACCAGATAGCTCCGCGCTTACCGGAGGAAGCATCCGCCTGCGCTTCCACCATCGCCTGCTTTACAGCATTGTGGTGGGCCACCGCTTGCCGCTTCTTGTCGAGAAGAGAAATCTGCGTGTTCTTGGCTTCTTGCGCTTCTCTTCTGGCCTGCGACTCCGCATAGACGTCTCCGCGAGTCTCAGTGAGCTTTGCCGCTGCCTGCGTCACCCGGTAATTAGCGCGGGAAATCTGCTCGTCCAGATCAGCTACAGCTTTCCCTGCGGCCCAATTCTGCTTCTGTAGCTGCTCCTTGAGCGGAGCCAGCGACCCGCCCTGCATCGCAGCCTGGAACTGGGGTGAAGCCTGGGCTTTCCGCTCAGCTTTCAGCGCTTGCGCTTCCGTCCAGACCTGCCCCTTCTGCCCTGTCAGCTCCTGCACGGCCTGGATCGAGCGCTGCGTGGCCGCGCCCTGCCTGCTACGCAGGAATTTAACCACATTCTCCGATACAAGGCCTGGCTTGGAGGTAATCTCTTTTGCTCGCGACTGAAGACGCTCGAGATCCGCCGGAACAGCGTCCTTTCCAAGTTCCTGTACCGCCGCATCCACCTGACTTGGCGACATACCATAGGTCTTCAGGTCATTCTTAACGTCCTTGATAGCTTTCTGCCAGCCCGGAGCGAACATATCAATGACATGCTGAGAAACGGCGGCTACAGGTCGAGCCAGGGCCGATACGCCAGCAGCGCCAGCTCCAGCAAGGGGAGCGGCGATAGCGCCCTGCTTCGCCGCTTGCATGGCGGGTGCGTAGCCTTGCTGCTTCGCAGTGACGGCGCTGGCTGCTGCGGCAGGAAGGACGGTAGGCGCGGTCCAATTGGCAAAGCGGGCCACATCGGAGGGCACCTGCGAAAGGACGCCGCCCAATTTCGCCGCGCCGGGGATAGCACCCACTACTTGCTGCGCCTTAGCCACATCCCCGGCGGGCGCAAGGGACGCAAGCACGTCACCGGCCCCTACACCTACGTTGAAGCCGGGGCTTCCACCCCAGATTTCGTGCATGTGCTGCTCATCTGGAGCAGTGATCGCTGCTACATCCGCGCCCGGAGTAAAGGACGCGGGAGCCCCTGCGGCGTGCGCCACATCACCCACACCGCGAGCGGCGGCTTCCGCAATCCTGTCCAGTGTCTGCAGCCCGCCATAGGCTACACCATTCCAGAAGCCGGGCTCTCCTGGGATGAAGGAGGTGGATTTCTCATACTGACTCTCCACCTTGTACGTCCGCATAGCATTATCAATGACGTTGCTCGGCGTGCCGTCAGGGAAGGAGTGGATGGTTCCATCATAGGATTTGGCTTGTATGCTCATGGCTTTTCTACCAGGCGGGATTTGTTTGAGGGGCCGAGGGCTGTGCGGGAGCAGGGGAGGGAGCTACAGGCTGAGAAGGTCCAGCATCCGCATTTGGCGAAGAGTCAGGCACATAGCCCGCCGAAAGGTCTGGCAGATCTCCGCCCAGCGACCCGATCGCCATAGCATACCCAGCCTTCTTATTCTGCATGTCGTTCTGCATTGCCTCCACAGCTCCCTGCAGCTGATCTTCCGTCATATCTGGGTTAATCATGCTCATCGCCAGGTTTCTAGCTGAGTCTGTCGTACCGGCGGCCCCGTAGGAGCCCTGAGCCACCTTCGAGTACTCGTCCACCGCCGTCTGAAGGGCGGTTACGAACTGCTGGGTCTGCCTATCGCCGCCCAAGTAGTTTAGCTTCAACTGCCCCTGTACCATGATCGGGGAAATATTGCCAAGATCTGGCGGACGCACAGAAAGCGCGTATTGAATGTTGCTCATAGCCGTCTGATCGGCGGCATCGAGCTGAGAGTAGGTGGTGGTAAGGCGGCTCAGGCCCACCGTTACGGCCTTCGTCTTCACCCCATTGTAGATAATGTCCCCTGGAGTGATATTCTCAGCTGCGGCCTGCTTCGCCACCGCTTGCATCACTTGGTTGTTCTCCGCATAGCCCTTTGGCCCCTTCGGCAGCGGCGGCAGCTTACCCGAAGCCATATAGCTTTGAACGTAAAAGTTCAGTGTATTCGGGTCCAACTGCCCCGGAGCGCCCTGAGTTTCCTCAATCTGCGCCTGCGCTTTATTGTAGAGCATGGCCGCTGTCTTGCCTTGCTGAGTGTCTGGGAAGGTTCGGCGGGTATTCCCACTTTGCCAGTCGCTTATTGCCAGCGCATGAACGTCCGCATTGCTCATTCCGGTCGCCGGATTGACGACAGTGGAAGACCAGTCGGAGTTCTGTGAGGCCTGATATGTGGCATAGGCAGAAGCAGCTGAAACTTGCGCTGCCAACTGCTGCTGCTTTGGCGTCAGCTTGGAAATATCGGCCCCTTGCGCCGTTACTGCCTTGTAGTCCTCCGGCGAGTAAGAAGTTCCGTCGATGGAAACCGGACTTTTGGCCGTACTCAGCTTCTGCACCCCAGTATAGGCATCCTGCGCCTGACTGACAATAGAGGCCGGATTATCGAAGCCACCGCCCGTCTGTGTGAGAAGTGTAAAAAGGGCAGGATTCTGGTTAAACTCATCAAATTGCGTGCGCTGCACATTGGCCTTCTGCACCTGCAAGTTCATTGCAGCGCTGGCGCGGTCGATCTGCAACTGCTGGAAGGCAATTGCGTCGGAGTTCCGCATGTGCATAGCTGAGACTTTATCCTGATGGATGGTAGCCGCCGCATTAATGGCGTCCATCTTCTCACTGTGCGACAGCTTCGCATTATCGAGGATATTCTGGTAGGCCTGCTGCTGCAGCTGCGCCTGCTGGAGGGCGAAGTCGGTGCTTTGCTTCCAGTTGTTGTAGTGGATTTGGTAATCTTCCAGGTTCTTCTGGTGGATCGCGTTCATGGCGCTGGCGCTGGCATTAAGTGCCGCGGTCACTGGGGCGCGGGAAACTAAGCTGCCAAGGATGGCGAAGAGGGAAGCGGCGCTGCCGAAAGCGCGAAGCGGATTAGAGGGCGCCTGCTGAGGCGGGGGCGTGAGGGTAGGGGCGGAGGCCTGCATGGCCGCTTGCGCCTTGGCGATTGTCTGAAGGTCTGCCTGATCGCTGGACTCGAGGGACGAAAGCTGAGAGTCGAGGTCAGTACCCGCTGCTTGTGCTGCCGGAGCAGCCGCCGGAGCCTTTGGTGCCGCGCTTTGTGCTACTTGAGCCGTAGAAGTGTAACCAACCATCCAGTCCTCCTATGCGGCCTTGGTGGTGCCGCCGCCCAGTGCGGCCGCAAAGTTGTTCAGTGCCTGCTGATAAGCGGCATCTTGCTGCGCTACAGTCTGCATAGTAGTAGCGTAGTCCGCGGTGCTGACACCGGCCTGGTTCGCGCCCTCGGTGTAGAGCTGCTGCGCCAGTTGCGCAGTCTGAATTTGCGCGTTCTGATCCACCTGCGCCAGCGCGGTCGCTTCCTGCGTGGAGCCCGAAAGGCCCATACTGGCGAAGTTGGACTGGATTTGTGCTTTTGCCGCATCGGCGGCCTGCATGATGCCAGAGGACAGGCCACCAGGGAGTGGGGCGCCGGAAGTGAGTGGGGCCTCAAGCTGTGCCGCTTGCTGTGCTGCAGTCTCTGCCGCCTGAGTAATCTGGGATTGCCCTGGCAGTTGCTGCTGCCCTTTAAGCATGGTATAGCCGAGTAGGGCTCCAGGAAGAATGTCCGATTTAGAAAGACCGAGGTCACCACCTACATCGCTGATAAGGGAGCCAAGCCCGCCGCCAGAGGCTGCAGCGGGAGCAAGGGCTGCATCTGCAGCGGCAGAGCCGGTGTGCGCGATCAGCTGTGCTGTTGAGGGTGCGGCTGCCGCCGCTGGAGTAGCCCCACCTAATCCAACAGCCGCACCTGCCTGATTAACAGCATTTCCAAGAACGGAGCCGGTAACTCCGCCGAGGCCCACAGTAGAAGCGATATTATTGATCGCGTTACCAAGAATGGTCCCGGTGCCAGCGCCAGCAGCTGCACTGGCGGCTGTGCCAATGCCGAGATCCGCGCCCGCTGTATTAATGGCGTTGCCGACGATTGAGGAGCCCCCAGTTATATCGTTGGCAAGATTGCCAATGAGGGTTCCGGTACCGGTGCCGCCTGCCGCCTTCCCTATTGCCCCGGTAATGCCGCCAAGGGCAACATCTTCCACCCCGGAAATCGCACCGCTTTTCAACGCGTTTCCAAGGCTCTTTCCTTCCACAAGATTTCCAGCGACATTACCAAGACCTGCTCCTATAGGCCCACCTATAATTCCACCGGCGATCGTTGCGATCTCAGGAACCAGGTTCTTCGCTGAAAAGGTGCGCCCAAGAAAGCCCCCGACGCCGCCCTTGCCGAAAACGTGAGACATATTACCCTCTCAAGCGCTTTGTGAAATACTGAGAACTGGAGTAGTAGCCCAGCCGCCGCGCTACCCGTGTGAAATCCCGGTCAGAGATGTTGCCAAAGCCGACTTCTACGGCGCCTAGAGCTTTCGCCCAATCCTCTGCCGCCCGAATAACCCCCAGAAATTCCCGCGTATTGGGCTTTTTGGAGAAAATCCAGAGAGAACCAACCGTAACTTCAGGCTCCATAAAAGTGCGAGTAGCGCCAGCGCAATAAAAAACATCTTCCCCCCGGATAAGTAGGAACTCAGGCGAAGTGAAGGCGCGAAGGCAGAACTCGCGAGCGCCCTCGTAGGTCAGGCGCGGAAGCTGCCTCTTGTACTTGGTCTGAGCCAGGGCAATGGCTTCAGGCAAGTCGGCCTCCACCATCGGGCGAAGCTCAACCATTTTGAAGCTCGAAGAAGTAAATGGGAGCTACGCTGTAAGCGCCCAGCTGGTCCATCTGGTCCTTGAGCTTGGTGCCTGGCAGGGGAAGCACTTGCAGGGAGGCAGCTCGAATCTCTTGCGCCCACTCAGCGAAAGCCTGATAGATAAGGGCCGCCTCAGCGGCCGGCCCCACCACCCAGTGTACCTGCACCTGCAGTCGGGGATCGTAGACTGTCTGCTGTGTAGAGGCGTAGCCGAAGGCATTTTCCGCGCGAAGTACTCGGCTGTCGGAGCGGCCCAGCGAGGACAGTATTAGGTACGCAAAAGCGCCATCCTCTAGGTGGGGGTAAACGGCCTGGAGCGCCGGGTAGGCTTTGGCGCGAAGCGCATCAGTGTCGGCAGCGCCAAGGCGCCACACTGCCTGCTTCTCCCCTTGCTCAATCCAGGGGACCATGTGAGGAATTGCCGGTTGCGGATCAGGCTGCGCCGGAGCCACGTCCTGCGGACCCAGATCAACCTTCTTGATCTGCTGAACCTGCGGCAGGGCTGGACGGCGGGGGGCGAGAAGAGCTGCGGCGCTTGCACTGGGGGAGGAAGTGCGCGGAAGATCAGAGGCCATTGGTGGGGTCCTATGCGTTAAGGTTTAAGAACTTGGCCACAGCCAAGTGCTCTTGGTAGTTGTAGTAGAGGAACTGACGAAGTTCGCTGGGATCGCCAAAGTTGACGGTGAGCATATTATTGGAATTCTCGCTCGCCACTGCGTCCATCTCTTGGTGCATGGTGGCGTGATCGAGGTTCCAGGCCATCAAGTCTTCGGTATTCATGGGATAGAGCTGGTAGAGGTGGGGCGAGCCGCCCTGAGCTTGCAGCGCCCGAACGATGGCGTAGTGGTGCTGCGCGTGGTTAAAGGCCCACTTATCCAGGGCTTCTGGGGTGGGGAATTCCACAGCGTAGAGAGAAGCGAGCGGCATACCAAATGCCTAGCATGTGGGAAGAGGAAGCGCAAGGCTGCTGGCAGAAGGGAAGACAGAGAAAAAGGGTGGAGCTACTTCGAGGATTAAAGTAGCTCCACCCGCTCTTAAGGCTTGGCCGGCGGCCCCACGTACTGCGAAGCCGTCGCTGTGTCAAATCCGTGAGTGCTAATCCAGAACCAGAGAAGCCCCGCGAGTGCCATAGAAAAGAGCCCAGCAAGAGACCATTTCCCGAACGTAGCGTACTGCTTATCCAGCCACTCTTGTATCGCCTCTTTAACCACCTCTTTCAACTCGCCAGAAAATTCGGGACCAAATTCGTGTTCTTGCTGTCTATCCACTTCACACTTTCCTTCTGAAGTTTACGGTTGAACTTGTTGCAGGGTTCCGCCAGAATTAATGAAGGAGCCTACTGCCTGACCTGTGGGGCTGGTGGGAAGGGCGTTGAACCAGTTGGTCATTAGAATATTAAAGGCTGTGTTGTCGATCGGATTGGAGGTAAGCGCCGCGTAGGCGACAGCGGCCAATGTAACCGCAGCCATTTGGCCTGTCGGGATGACTGTACCTTGCGAGAGGTCGCTAATGGCCGCCGAGAAAAGCAGGTTGCCCGAGGCGTCGGTGATAATCGGCAGATAGGACTGAAGGGCAGAATTCCAGCCGTAGAGGGTGCCCGGCGGGGCATTACCGAACTTCGCGCCTATATCATCTGGCGGCGTACCAACAGGAGCCCCTGAATTGAAGGTAACTCCGAGATTGCCGTAGGCATCCATAGCCAGCGGAATAAAGGTGCTGCTATTGGGATTCCAACCGTAGAGGGTGCCCGGCGGAGGGCTACCTGAAGAGGGAAGCGTTGCCATTTGATCCTACCTGGATAGTGTGTAATTCGGCAAGGGGCGCTTAATTAGCCCTAGCCGCAGACGGCGTGCTGCCAACCAGCACGTTGTAGCCATCATCCGTTTCGGCCAGCAACGCCGCCACGGGCCTTTCAGCCCTCCGGGAACCGCAACCCGGATTAGAGCTTGGCGAACTCAGACTTGAGCCAAGCGAAGAACGACGCAGCGATGCCTGTAACGGCAGCAGCCTGCGTATTGGTCTGCACGATCGGAGTGCTAGCCAGAGCAGTCACGCCAGCGCCGATGGCGGCCACGGCGGTGTGATGCGGCGCCTCGGCCTCGACGGCATTGGCGACGGTCTCAGCGGAGGACAGAGCGGCCTGCGCGGTGGCAGCGTGCGGCACGCCAGCAGCGGCGGCAGCCCCGACAACGGCATTGGCGATAGTTTCGATGGTCTGCGTGGTGGTTTCGACGGTCATGACTGATTTCCTTGCGGTGCGGTTGAAGGCGTACCGCCTGCACCAATGGCGGTATTTCGGATATGGGCGCCGATAAGGTAATGCGCGGCCATTGTGAATAGCCCTGTCATGGCAAGCGCAACATCGTCGGGTATGGTAATGCCACGAAGCGAGAGCAACCAGACAAGCACAGTTGCCAGCATTGTGCTGGCTCCAGAAGTCCCGACTACGGTTCCGGTTGTCGCGTTCATGCTGTCTTTTCTACATGACTGGGTTGTAATTGAGCAAGGGGCATCAGTAACTAACCGACACATCATACGTGGACGCGGTAGGTGTTCCCGCTGCAATGGCACATACCCGCACGGTCACGGTGTTGGCGGCGTCAGTTAAACGGCACGCCATACACATACACGTCTCCCGTATCGGCGCTTCCCTGCGCGGTTGTCAGGGACAGGTACAGCGTGGATGCCGTGAGCGTGTTGGATGCTGCGGCGGCGGCCAGCGTGGCAGTCTGCATCGTTGTGGCGCTGGAGCAGTTGCCATAAGTCTGGCTTGCCGCCACCAGTGTTGTGCCGCCCTTGCTCGCGGCGGTGTAGATGCCGCCCGCCGCCGTGCCAGACGCCGCCGAACAGTTATCCACCCACACGCCGGTTACGATGTATTTGCTGGCCGTGGGCATATACCCGGCCTGACCGCTGGTCAGCGGTGCAACGGTAATAGCTTGATCCGCCGTACTGTTGAGGTTCGCGCCACGCCGCACGCCGAGGATGCAAGGGCTTCCGATCACACACAGGTTCGGATTGGTTGCGCCCTGCTGGTAGCCTGTGATGACGTTGCCGATGTCAACGCCGTAGTTCTGTGATGAGGTTTGGGCGTCGACCGATCCAGATGTACCGATGAGGATATTGTTCCCGCCGCCTTGGAGCGTGGTATATCCTACCTGGAAACCAATCATAACGTTGTTGAGCCCCGCGCTTCCGGCTACGAACTGCCCCGCTTTATATCCGATGGCGATATTTCCGCCCGCGCTTCCACTGCCGCCGCTCATAGCGTAGCCGCCCAGAGCTATGTTGCCATTCCCTGTTATATTCAGGCCGACGTTATGACCGATAAAAATATCGTAATCCGTGTTTGTCCCGCCATATCCCGCGCCGGTTCCGATAGCGACATTGTCGTACCCGGTAAGCTGGCTGTATTCCGCCTGATAGCCTATCCCGATATTGTTGTAGCCCGACGTAAGCGCGTTGAAAGAGTATGAACCGAGTCCGATGTTTTGGTAGGCGGTCGTCAGGGAGCCGGACGACATAGAATAATAGCCTTCGGCGATATTATCCACCTCTGCCGAAGATGTTTGCCCGTTAAGGGCGTTCTGCCCAATCGCTATGTTTCTTGCCGTGCTGGTCCCGCTATACATGGCGTTTGGGCCGATAGAGACGTTCCATGTCGAGCTTGTGGTGTTGCGTTGTGAGTCCTCGCCAATCGCCACGTTGTTGCTGCCGTGCACATCATGGCCCATCGAGTTGATGCCGAGAGCGGTGTTGTAATTGCCGGTGGTCAGCAAGTTCATAGAGTGCCAGCCGACGCCGGTATTTTCCACGCCGGAGCTATCCGCCGCGCCCGCAGAATTGCCCACAAACGTGGTTCCGGCGGAATTTGGCCCTATGCCTGCCCCAGCTCCAGGCCCGACGAGCACCGGGCCGCCTTGCGTCGGTGCGCCCGGATACGGGGTTGCGAGCACCACTGTCCCGCCGATAGAAATGGTGCCGGTGGTGCCGATATTCCCAGACGATATGGTGGCGTTATCGTAAATGGAAAGAGTAGCCCCAGCCGACAGCGGGCTTGTTGCGCTATTGGAGAGCGTCAGCACAGGGTCGCATATGATCGAATCCGAAGCACCTGAGCTGTTCTGCGTCAGGTTGTTCGATAGCGTAATGCTCACGCCAGGGCTTAGGCTGGTGATAATTGACCCAGCCGGAACCGCAGATGTGTTGGTCGCGTCAGTGCACTGCATACCCGTAACGAGTTTGACGGTGTTAGACAGGGGGATTGTCGGTTGCCCCGCCAAAAATGAACCGTTCGCATTTTCGACGTTTTCACCGCTTCCCGCGATGCTGGAGATTACAGTGGCGGCCGGCAAACCCGTTCCGACTACCGTTTGCCCGGCCTGTAAATTGGTAGAATTGGCAACCGCCAATTCGTTCAGCGTCGCGGAACTCTGCGCTTGCGACGTAGTGAAGGCGTATGGCGTGGCGGACGTAAACCCCAGCGTCCCGGCGGCAGTCCCATTCAGCGGCGCAAACCCGCCAGACACGCCAGCGGCAGACCAAACAGGGGGATTGCCCGCACTGGCGGAAATCGGCGCAGCGAGAAAAAGCGCGGCAGATAGTGCGCGGAGGAATTTCCTAATCATCATGTGCCTCAATTGCTGTTGGCATAAAACTGGGAGCCGGAAGCACCGTTGATCGTAAAGGTACCGACAAACCACGGCATGTTTATCACCGCTGACCAATCACCACCTTGACGGTCTGCACCAGCGCCGGGATCGAGCAAGATAGGTGCAGTTGCGCCTTGAAGCCAAATCTGAATAGTGGCAGCGCTCTGGTTCATCACATAAAGAGCGCCGGGATGAGAGACTGTGCCGCTGGCCAGAACGGTCAATGGCGCGGGTGGATTTTCACTGTGATCTGTGCCCAAACCGGCCCCCTGTGGCGTGTATGAAAATGAACCCAATAAGGTTAGATTGTTGAAGGTTGGACTTGCATAATTTGCCATTCTGATTTCCTTGCGGTGCGATTGAAGGCGTGCCGCCTATTTAATGCCCAATACAAGGCCCGATTTGGATTATGTCACTCGCGCTAGGGGAGGTTGCTGCGCCAGATGTACGAAG